AAATATATAAATCCTACAATAATAGCTTCTAATATAACAATAGCAATAGCTCCCATTAAAGCACCGAATCCAATAATATTATAAAATATTTCTTTCATTTTTTTATCCTTTCTTAGTGATTTCTGAATAATTTAAAGTTTGTGAGATATTAGTAGTTATATTATTTAAATAATCATCGTCTGGATCTTTTAATTCATAATCACCAATAATGCGTTCAATAGCTGTTTTAATTTCTTGTCCTGCCATTTGTGGTCCTTCTTTTTCTATTTTTTGAATAAACTCTTTAAGTTGATCTAAATATATTTTATTATCATCTTGAATATCAGCTTCTAATATAGCTTTTAAAGATTTAAATACCCTTCTTACTCTTCTTCTAGGAATATAATTATCCAATTTTTCTTTCATTTCTACATTTTCAGCTCTTAATCTTCTAAGTTCTTTATTAACTTTCATAATATCTTTATCATTAACTAACATTTTTTAATAACCTCCTTAGCAATATTATCATCTCTCAGATGATCAATAAAAGCATCATAATTTAAGAATCTGTTCCATAATCCATTTGTATAAATAAATCGTTTCATTATGTTATGCTCTTTCTTAAATTCATCTAAATCAGTTACTGTTTGTAAATATAATTCTTTCAAAACATCAGTAGGTATTTCGTCTAATTCCTTAGGGTCCCTAATAGTCTTGAAGTAATTCATTCTTTCAATATTTGCCATATTTATTCCTCCTTTTACATTAATGATGGTATTTTTAATGTTGTTGTTTCTTTACCATCAATATATTCTCCTATTTTATTTTTAATTTTTATTTGAATTCTAGATATTTGTGCTTGAGATAAATTCATTATTTTTCCAACTTGTTCTTGATTAAGTCCTTCTATTCGCAAATTTATAACTTGTTTTTCTTTTTCAGTAAAACATATATTATTTAATACTTCTTTAGCATCAATATTATTTAATAGTTTAAATATACAGTCATCTGGATCTTCTATTAAATCTAATATAGTCTGATCATTACCATCTCCATCACTATAAACAACAGTATTAATACTAATGTTTTTCTCATGTTTTCTAACATGTCTTAGATACATATTAATTTTATTTGGTATACATAAATATGCGTATGTAGTCAATGCATGAACATGATCCCAACTTTCAACACATCTCCATAATTCCATTAAAGCTATTTGTCGTATGTCTTCCATTTCTTCATAATAATTAGTCATATATCTATTAGCTATTTTATAAGCTATATTAACATTATCATTAAAAATTTCTTCATTTGTCATAATTGTTTCCCCCTATTTTTTCTTATTTACTTTTTTAGATTTTTTAGGTTTCCATTCAAAATAAATTGGTCTATGAGAATATGTATTTGTTGGATTATTCAAGCAATCATGACAAGGTTCTTCAGACTCGGCGTTTTTCTCATATTTACACTTTTTACAATATTCAAAATCTACAATTTTATCAATGTACTCCATTTGTATATCTCCTTTCTTTAAATATAATTTATGATTTTATTTTGTTTCTTCTGTAATTTTTACTTTACTAATAAAGTTAGTAGCTTTATTACTTAAACCTAATCCTTTATCTATAGCTTGCATTATAGCATAACCTATATAAATTCCTATTCCATATTTAATAAATTCTTTCATATTTAATTCCTCCTATATAAAATATTTTTCATTGATAAAAGATCTATAATCTTTCTCAATTAAATCTGCAAATTTTTGTATTTGTTCTTTTCCTCTTGGTAATTCATTAATATAACTTCTATATCTTATTCCTCTACCACCATTAATATTAATACTAAGTTGCCCATTATCTATACTAATAAATATACCTCCTTTTATTCTCTCTTTTAATTTCTTATGTAAATTCATACATATAATAAAATCATATTTTTCCATAATAACTCCTATCTAGTTAGAGGTGAGCTACCACTTAACCCACCTCGACTCATTAAAATTTTTCTTATCGTGTAATGCTCTAGATATTGCTAGATCAATTCCACTTCTACTTTTTAGATGATAATAATATAAATCTGTAAAAGGAGTATTTAATCTATCTATTCGTCCTGAGGACTGCTCCATAATTTTATATGAATAGTTTTGACTATAAAATATAATAGTATCTGTCTTAATACAATTCCAACCCTCTGCTCCAGCATTATACTGAACTAAATATATCCATTTATCTACATTAGGTATTGGTTGATGTTTATGCCCATTCCATTCTCGTACTTCAACATTATCTCTTAATGGCAAGTTTTTCAAAATATCAAGTTCATAATCAAAATTATAAAATATAATTGCTCGTGGAGTTTTATCTAATATCTCTAATAGTTTAACTATTCTATCTTCAGATTCGTTTACAATTCTTCTTAATACATAACATAGACTACTAGCTTGTTCTATAGGTTCATTCTTGTAAGGATCCCATCTAAGACGATTTGCATCTCTATACATACTTTTATTATACTCTACATAAATATCTTCATGATGAGGGATTGTCTTACGTTTGAAGTCCATATCAACAAGTATTTTGTTTCTTAATCTTATTAATCTTCCTGTATTAAGATAACGATCAATCTTTGGATATTTACTAAATCTAGAATATACAACATGTTCTCGTATGAATTCTGTTTTATTTTTATAAAATCCATTCGCTATAAATACGGGGATATAATCTGACCATGTATCTCCTGGGGTAGCACTTAATAATATCCATTCATTAGATTTAGTTATTTTTAAAAATGCTTTTGTCCAAGCACCATATCCAATAACTCTTTGTTCATCGAAAATAAAAAATGAATTTTTAACCTCGGCGTATTTTTTTATGTTATTCCAACTATCTACAACTATCTTATTACCATATCTTTTTGTTTGTTTCTCGTCAGTTGACATTAAGAAACTACTCAATTCTCCTTCCCATTCGAAGGTATCTCTCTTTCGAGCTGTTGTAATAATATATAAGTCTTTTGGTTTGTTCATTGGTATGAATTCTTTATCTACACTACCGCCTTGTTTTGTAAAATAATAATATAGAGCGGTTCTAGATTTACCAGAACCAACTCCTCCATTTAAAATGCATCCATTAGACATTCTATTTATTGCATCTTTTTGATAGTCGTAAAGAAATTCTTTATTTTGCTGCATCATCAAATATATCCATTGTTTTTCTATTATATGGATCCATTAAATTAACAGCTGTATTTCCGGCATCAGTTAATTTATCATTATCTAATACAATATGCATTTTATTAAGAATATCTTCTACTTTTTTTCTAGTATAATCGCTAAGTTCAATATAGTTTTTTCTTTCTTCATACCATTTAAATATTTCGTGTAAATTTTCTTGTTGCCATGAGAAACTCCACCAATCACATATCATTTCAATAATATAACAATCTGGCATATCAATTAATATCTCGCCATCATCAGGATTATCATTTCTTAATATCCAATATTGCCAATGATGTGGGTTTCTATGAATATGCAATAACCATGCTCTATTAAATTGATCAACTACTTCATAAGATCTACTCTTTCCATATAGTTTTCCGTAAAAATAGTCATCGTAGGCATCATATTCATCATTATTCATTTTAGATTCATCATGATTCAATATATTAGCTTCTATATCTGATAAAAGATCTTCATCAAATATATCTGGTAAATATCTTTTTAACCATTCAAAACCTTTCTTAACATTATCTTTATGTTGAACAATATATTCACTATACTCTTGACTCATTTTTAGTTCTCCTTCCCCAGTTAGTAACTTGTAAATAATGCCAAGCTTGTTGTATTTTATTTGATCCTACTTGTTTCTTTAACATATTTCTTAATATTTTTCTATTATATACTGTACGTACTGGTTCTTTTCTATTTTTATTTGCCATTTAATAAACCTCCTATTAAATATCTTGTAATACTATTTGTTTTACTGTAAATGTATCGTCTGGATTTAATGCTGCTAATACTTCTTTTTGTTTTGTTGCTAATTCTGCTGTTGAAAATATAACAGCTTTTGTTAAATCTTTATCTGTATAAGTTCCATTAGATGCTAACATACTAAAATGTTCAAAATTACTACTTTCAATACTTTTAACTATAACGTACATAATTGTACCTCCTATTTCATTCTTATAAATCTTATTTCAGGTATAATAATTTCTTCTTGAGATAGGAATTCTGGCATTCCATCTTTAATATCATCCCATTTACCAGCTATTACTCTACGAGGATTTTTGCATATTGGTATAGTTATAGATCTTCTATCTTCAACTTCATAAATGCCTACCTCATTAATAATCTTATTTACCCAATCAGTTAAGTTCTGGTTAGCTGTCATTAAAATATCATTATCATTTTTATATGTTTCGATGCTTTGTTTTTGAATATCAATAACATTATCTTTGTGTTTTAATTCTTCTTCAAGTCTAGTTATTTTAACTTTAGCTTCCTCCATCAATGTATTCATCTTTTCAATTAATTCAGCTTTCTCAACTTTATCTTTTAGAAGTGCTCTATTTGTATCACACTTTTCCTCCCATTCTCTTCGACTTATAATCATATTTATTCTCCTTTCTTAAATTCGTCTTCAGCTACTATATAGCCAAGACCGTCTACTTTTCCATAATATAATTTATGTTCAAAATTATGATCAAAATCTGATCTACGTCTTATAAAATTTATACAAGCAAAGTTACCGGAATATGCTTGTCTAAATATTTCTTCAGGTGATAATGTTTCTGTTATATTTTCGTCTACTATAAATTCTTTTCCTCCAATATCTTGATGTTTTATTTCATTTTTTATTACTTTTATTATCATATATAAATATCCTTTCTTTTTAAATTCTTGGTAATATTATTTTCTCAATTTCTGCTCTTATTTCTAATTGTTCTAAATAGTTGTCCATATAATAAGCTTGATCTTCTAAGATAGAAATATCACAAGTTGGTTCAAATCCTAAAGTACCAGCTTTATATTTAATTAGCATTTTGTGTAGTTTATTGCATCTTATTTTTAATTCTACATATTCTCCTACAAATCTTGCTTTGTAGTCTGAACTAATTATTAAATCATGTATAATTGAATCACTTACTGCTATTTCATCCATATTATTTATCATTTTTACAACTTCTTCTAAAGTTAATCCTTGTTTATCTTCCATTTTTCAATTACCTCCATCAATTTTTTTCATATTAATATCTAAATATTCAGTTTTATATAAATATAAATTTGGATTTACAGTAAGACGTAGAGCCCTACTGTAATTTCCATTACATTCTTTATCCATTACTAAATCAATTAGTATAGATTGTGTTAAAGTGTGATACTCATCAACGTAAGTTTCTTTCAAATATCTTGCTTCTTTCATAAATATCACATCCTAAAATGGTAATTCTTGTGCTTGATATTGAGCACCAAACCTATCAATATTTTGAATAACATTAATAGCTTGTAAATATGCACTTCTACCTGTCTTACCATTAACTTCCCAATCATATGCTCTAAGATCCATATCAACAGATTGAATATCAATCTCGTCTAACATACCAATTGTATCTTCATTTAATCTTTGTACTGAATTTCCTGACTTAACATATGCAGCAGGTCCTCTATTATTAAATTTTACTTTAACTGGCAAATACATAAATGGAGAATCATCGTCATCTCTTGGTGGTTTAATTTTAACAGCCCACCCATCAGCTATTAATTCGTCTGCAATCTCTTGATTTGGAATTATAACTGCAAAGTTTCTATCTCCCTCTCTATTATATTTACTTCCTATACCAGCAAAATTTCTGTAAATAATTCTTGCATCTTCAATTTGTAAAATACCTCTTTCAAAACTAATATTCATTTTATTTTCTCCTTTCAATTTTTAGTATGAATAATATACTTGGATAAATTATATCCTAATTTGCATTCGTCCATATCAAATTTTGGACAGTCCCAACATGTTTCATAATGTGGATCACAGCATGGAGGATATTTTTCATATCCACCCTCTACTGTCTTTTCTACTTTAGGAATATGGATCATCCGAAACAAACATTTCAAAATCTCCATATTGTTCGATAGTAGCTATTGCTTCGTCTACTAATTTATTATAATATGATCTATCAATATATTCTTCATTAGTACCCCTAACTATTTCTGATTCTAACCATCTATAACCTTTAGCACCAGTAGCTGAATAATATTTACCATCTTTTTCTCGAACTAATAATCCTCCGCCATGTCCATGTAATATAGGACAGAAATTACCAACTCTACCAACAAATTGATAATCATGTCCCTCATTAATATGACGTATAAGTTGTTCACTTAATGTATTGAACTCAGCTTCAGATATCTGTTCTTTCTTAAATTGTTGTTCTAATTTAGTTAATTCTTTTTCATACTCAGTTACATCTGGTAAATTTTCATTCATATCTAAATACAAAGAAGAAGTTACAGATTTTGTTTCACACATATCATCAAATTCTATAGGTTCTTTACTAAATAAAGTTTTAAATACATAAGGAATTTGAAATTGTGTACCAGTTGCATCCCACTTACCTGCTTTCTTACCATCTTTATATTTGCAAATATAAACTGCATCATTAACTAAACACATTCTATCGTATGTAGCCTCATGTTCAAAAGTATATCCATATTTTTTACCGAAATCCATAACAAAATCTATAATTTCTTTAGTAGCATTTGGTATTTTTATTGAATCGGTTTTAATATGTGCAACAGTAAATCCTCTTTTTTGTACCTCATGTTTTAAATCTATCATAAACAAAGCTCCACGTTTTGCTACTATATTATCTTTATTACGAATATCTCTAAATGGATTATCAAAGTTTGCAGCTGTTAAACCATAAACAGAATTTATAGCTGTCTTTAATGCATTAGCTAAATCTTTAGACGTTAATTCTCCATCTTTTACCTTTTGAACATATGGTGTTAATTTACCATCTAGCATTTTATCTACTGCATCCCAATCTTCATGTTTAATATTTACTCTACCTTCAACAATATCTCTAAATCTTTCAGTATACTCTGGCCCAAATAGACATTCAGCAATATCACTATGAGGATGCATACTTGCAATATCCAATAAGGCAACATTACAATGTATACCTGGTTCAGCATATACATATCCTCCTTCACCTACTTCTTCTCCTCTATAAGTTGATACTCCATTCTCATACTTATATCCTGGAAAATATGGAAGTAGACTCTTTGCTTCACCATGTTTTTGTTTCATCATATCTGGACAAGCATTCTTTAAGAATTTCAAAATATCATCTGGTAGTTCTTTGACTGGTTCTGCTAAATTACGATAGAAGAATTTGGATTGTGGTTTTTTTTCATTACCAAATATAATTTTTGTAGTCAAAGTATTTGTAGTATCATTAACCGTCATACCTGCCAAATCAGCTAGAATTTGTCTTGCCAACCAATCTGCAGATAAATAATCCCATGCTGCTTCTGTTGCAATAACATCATTATCACAATATTCTGCAACTTCAATCCATTTTTCTTCTGGTACTGGTTGATCCCATGGAAGTCCTAATTCTTTATGATGTATACCCATTTCAATCTCTAATTTCTTTAAAGATTTTTTATTACCAGCAGATGCAAAATCATAAATATCAGTATATGACAAATTATATGCTTCACCAAAGAATGCATTTCTCTCTCCTTTAATTATTCGTTGAGATAAATTATAAATTTGTTCATTATTATATCCCATTAATCTCGCATATATTAAATGGTTATCATAACGCCTACAGTTAAATCCTACTAATCTATATTTAAGTAATTCCTCAATATCACTAGGACTTGGATTTATCATTCTAACAATTTTATTTTCTTTTCCTTTAAGTTTCCAATTTACTAATAATAAATTAGGAAATACCTCAATATCATAAAATATAATTTGTGAATTTTTACTGTCAACTGCTTCAGATGGGTCATCTGATTTAAAGTGCATTTGACTAACTAATTTAATACAATATTCAGATTGATTTGTACTATTCATGGCAAAAGCATAAATATCATTTTTCATATCTGATACATCGTATTTAACCCCTCTTTCATAAGCATCTTCTAATATTTTGTATATAAAATCAATACTTGGTTTTGTCCCTGGATGAAATTCTTTCTCCATATTTCTTTGTATCATTTTTCTAATGCCTATTTCACTTTTTATTACATTATCGCTTACCATACTTTTCTCCTTTCTAATTGGTAAACCGGAACTAATTGTTTTTATAGGTAAGTCGTTACACTTCGTTAATTTTCTTCGAAGTGAACTTTTTCCACTGAATACCTTTATTTCAATACTATCCGCATACACTCTATTTAATTTGGTGACATCACCGTTGTAAATATAATGTAAATGTATACCTGATCCTGATTTAGATAATTCTGCATAAGTAGCAGGCCATTTACTAGCCGCTTCTAAATTCTTTTCAAAAGATTTTTTACCAGTTTCATCCTTAATATCAAAATCAATAACAATATGATTTTCAGGTATTTTGACGTAATGTATTCTTGATGTATCAATATCTTTTAATGTTGTATTGACATTATCCCATTTTTTACTTGGGGTTTCTTTAGAAGATGCATATTGTGCTAAACAATCGGCACATTCTTTATCAAATATAGATTCTTGTTTTTTAAAATCTATAAGATAATTGTTTGTTTTTTCCTTGCTAGGTTTTTCACTATTACTTTCAAATATAGAAGTTTTAAATCCACTATAATAACTTCTAGCTCGTGTACCATCATCTAAATTAAGTCTATCATTATAATCATTAAAATAATTCTTTAATTCTTCTTTAAATATTCTTTGAGGAACAGGATATGGCACTTTAGTGTCATCACAATAATTTTTATACATTTCCCATGCTTGCTTTAATGTAACACCATCTTCCTTTTTAAATATATGATAAGAATCAAATACAAAATTATAAAAGTCATTAGATGCTCCCATCATTGATATTGGAATATAATCATCATAATAATCTGGGTCTTCTAAATATACTTCTTTACAATGCCATGCAATAGGACCTAATTCAAATGAAATTTGTTTTACAAGTCTTCTATATTCTGATTGTGATACTTTATTACCAGTTGGACTTACATCAATAAGTCTTCTTATTAAACCCGATTTAGCATCAGTTATTTTTACTGGTTTATTTGTACCCATAAACAAGAAACATTTAAATCTATTTGAATATGTTGATTTAAATTTCTCATTAACAGTCATAAGTTCATGAGATACTAAACTATTTAATCTAGTATTATCTTCTATTTTTGACAAATCACCATCATGTTGTATTGCTACTAATGGATTTGTCTTAAATGGCTCAAGAGCAAAAGAGTTATTTGATGAGCCTAATGCTTTTGCATCAAACACCGAATAATATCCATTGAATAATTCTTGAATAATATTCAATATTGTTGATTTACCTGTACCAGCAGAACCATAAAATACCATGAACTTTTGAATATATTTTGAATCTCCTGTTACTATTGAGCCTATAGCCCATTCAATTTTATGTCTATTCTCCTCATCATATAGAGTAGATATTAATTTATCATATGCGGTTATACTACCGCTCTCAAGAGGATAAGGTAACTTTTTACTTGCATAATCTTTTTTATTGGTTTCACTATTTGAAAATACTAATGTTTCATCTAGCATTTCGAATGAATCTCGCTTCTGTTTCTGACAATACTTATGCCAAGCATCTATCGAACCTGAAGAAGAATCCCAAGTATATAAAGGAACGACTCTAGCATCTGGATGTTTTTGTGCATATTCATCTGCAGCCTTACTTAATTCAGAATCTATAATTGCTAATGCATCATCTTCATTAGTAGACCATAGACCTATATCATCTCTCCATATAGCATAAAAATCGCCACCTCTTATCATTAAATCTTGAGATTTAGGATATAATCGAAATTTAGGAAATATCTCAACACCATTTTTAGTTTGTTTCGTTGATATTATCAAAAAGTCGACCATATCCTATTCTCCTTTCGTTTTTATCTTTTCAAGTTCCTTTTTAAGTTCACTTATTTGTATATTTTGTTTCTTCATCTTTTTATAAATATAAATATTTGTTGCTAAATATCCTACACATAATAGATTAGATATTGTATTTACATTTTTTGTTAAAGATTTTATATCATTATGATTTGTAAGTATACCTTCTATGATTACTTCTAGCATATACATGTTATCCTCCTTTCTAATTAAAGTTATCTAAATACCAACATAGTTGAGTCCATATTTCTACATTTCGTAAATCTTCAGGACAATTACGAATATAAAATAGACCACCTCTACCATCTGGTTCGTATCTCCTTTCCATGAAATCATATATTCGAGCTGTAGCTATTTTTTCATTAAATACATCATCTGTCATACGAGCTAAACCTAAATTGGATAACATTCCCCAAAACCATTGACCTGTTCTATCTCCATAATCAGGATTATCCATAATAGTTTCTTCACAACGAATAGCTAAAGCCAATATCATTTCTAATACACTACATGGATTATCTAGAATATCAGAAATTTCAGGATCACCTTTAACAGTTGCAAATCTATTTCTTAGATCAATACCATCTACTGCTCTATTAACATCTTCTCGAATATAAAAATCAAAATCTATATCGTGTAATAACATAAACAATTTTCTATAAGATATTCTTTCATTAATTTTACCTTTACATGCATAATTGTATAACCATTCGAAATATTCATTTTCTATTTGGTCTTTATATGTCATTATTCATCCACCTCAGGAGCAATATCTGACCATAATTTTTCAGACCTTAATATTATATAATCTATTTCTTTTTCTTGGTTCCTTACATATAATCTTTCATCATATTCACCAAATTCATTCAGACAGTTTCCAATTAATTCTTCAATATCATCGATTGGATCATCGTCTTCTGTTGCTAATACACCATCTGCATAAAATATTAAAGTCTCTTCATCATTTCCAAATTCTCCGAATTCATCTTCTGTAATAACATATGGAGCGGATCCTATCTGGGCTATACATTCTGCATTATTATCTGGTTTCTCGGATAAATCTACTCCGGTTGAATATCCTAGTTTTCTCATTTCTTGTTCATAATAATTTTGTGTTTCATTTCTTTCTTCTGTTAGTCTTGGATGATTTTTTTCTATAGGCTCATCCTTTAATATTTCCTTTGAAGGAGAATATATACCTAATTTTTCTTTTTGTTCATCTGTAAGCACAGCTTCCATTTTATCAAATCTTTCTTTGAAAGTTTCTACTACAGATTCAATTTCTTTATCAGTACGTGCTTCTATTGCTTTTTTTACAGCAAAATATGTTCCTATAGAACCAGTAGCTACGCCTAATGTAAACAATATAAATTTGTTCATTTTTTATTTACCTCCTATTAAAATATCATATGAATAGTTTAAGCTATCATAAAAATAATCACCAGATAGTGTACTATTCAATCCTCCTCAAATTAAATCATATATTGGTCCGTCTACATTAAAATCTAATAATATACTATATTCCTGTCCATTTACAAATGCAATTTTTCTTTCTTTTTGGCTATTTGATAAATTAGATAAATCATAAATACCAAAGTCAACATAGTTATCACCGTTTGGATTATCTTCATTATATATCCATCCAACAATTTGTCCTGCTTTTGATCTAGGAATACCTAACATATCATAAACTTCATTTAAAAATAAATGACCTCTAGATTTTAATACTTCATTTGCATAATCTTGTTGTCTTCTTAAAAACATTAAATTATATTCTGGATCTTTTCTATGATCACAACTTGTCCATTCATCAAAGAATCTAGCATATTCACTAATACCTTGAGTTGGATTATCTACTTCTAATACTGTTTCTTTTTTAGTTTTTTCTTTACCATTTTTATCAGTATATGTTGTTTCAATTTCTTTAGCTTTAATACCATATCTTAATTCTTTATCAACATTTTCACCGAATCTTTCAACAACATTTTTTCTATATTTCTTGAATCCAGTATCAACTGCTGCATAAGCTGCTGCTAAAGCTACATTTCTTTTTCTCATAATATTATGACTTGTTATTATAGTTCCTAAAGATAATACACCTAATATAACAGATGGTGCATATAATTTAACCATTGCTAAACCAGTTTGTGAATATATAATTGTAAGGTCTTTTTTACTATCCTCTTCTGTATAATCAATAGTTGTATCTGTCTTAGCATCTTCAAGACATGTATGAACTTGTTCTACTTGTTCTTTTTTATTTTCAATTATTTTACCAACTTTTGTTGTTGCTCTACATGCTAATACAGTACTTGTAACTGTACCAATAATACCTAGTCCCATTAATATCTCAGGACTATATTTCTTTAATTTTAAGTTAGCGTGTTTTGTTAATGCACTAACTTTATTTAATATTTCATTTTTCATTTTCTTTATTCTCCTTTTCTTATTTTTTCAATTTCTGGAAATCTTACTATAAATTTATTTTCGGTATGATCTGATTCAATGATTGTATATGGTTCAACAACAAATGCATAAAAACATATCCAACCATGATTTCTATAAATATCATAATGATTATAATCTACATTATCATTGTAATATGCTTTGCATACATCTCCATAAGATAAATATCCCTTATTATAATATAAATCAGACATATCTTTAATAAATTTTTTAGCGTCTGCCTCTTTATCAAATATAAATTCATTCAAAAATTTCATTTGTAGCCCTCCTAATCAATAGGAATAGCTCTTGGCATTTTTATCATATATCCATCTCTAACTCTTATTATTTCTGCATTACGTATATTAGTCCAACCATATTTATTATCTGTATAGTTTCCTGTTATACCTACTAAATCGTATAAATCTGCTACTCTAACTAATCCGTATGCATCTATTAATTCATCCATCCTTGATATTACATCTTCAGCTTCACCACGATTACTTAAAATAATATCATCATAAGAATATCCACTATATGGAGTATTACCACGATCTAACACTCTTGATGCTCTAGTATCTCTATCATAATAATTTCTATATGATACTCTATCAGCATTAGAACGACTTCTGCCTCCTCTTCTTGATTCTCCATATAAAATAATATCAATACCATCTGTTACAATATCAGAAATCGCTTTCTTTATAGCTGGTATTAAAACTTCTCCTAAGACATATGACTTAACATTTTTTGCGTCTTCAGATATAAATTCTTCTGTAAATTTACTAAATTTACTCTTTTTTCTTGTTTTTACAGGCCCTGCTACTACTTTTTCTATACGTTTTATTTCTTGACTATTATCTTCTTTACGTTGGGATTCTTTAAAACGATTTGAATTTGGTTTGTATTCATTCTCCATTTAATCTTTCTCCTCCTATTAAAAATAAAATAAAAAGAAAAAGGAAAGTACTAGTTAAGTACCTCCATTTTTCATAAATATAAATTATTCATTAACATCTTCGTCAATTACTTCATATTCAACATCTTCAACGTCATCTGATTCGTCATTTGATCTACTTCCCCATTTAGCACCTAATACGAAGCTAAGTACACCTAATCCTGCGATCCCTGCTATTTTTAATCCTTTTTTCATTTTAGGTCCAAGATTAAATTTCTTCTTTTCAACTACTGCTACTTCTTGAGATTCTGTAGTTTCAATAACCTCCTCTTTAACATTTTCGTTTTGAACTTCTTCATTAACTTTTGACATAACCCATGTCTCCTTTCTTAAAAATAATTTATTGGTTTTTATTCCATTATATGGTATGTTTTCACCGCGAATATTATAATAGTTTATCATAATCATATTTTGGTTCTACCATAAAATCTAAAACTATACAAGGTCTACCATCTTCAGTTAGACACGTACTAAATGTTGGTTCTATTAATCCAGAATCAATATTCCATCCTAATAATTCACCATTCTTAACATCATTAAGACCTATCTCACCATAAAATTCATTCAATGAAATATAATTTTCGTAAGTAAGTCTTCTATTTAATTTATTGACTGCTTGTTTGATACTTTCCATATCAGATTTGAAATATCTTCCTGACATAGAATCCATACATAATGTATCACCACCAGCTGCAATTATAACTTGAGAACTTTGTAATTTATTTTTCTCAACTTCTTCTTGATTTACTTTATCACGTATTGCTTTTTCTTTCTTTTCACCTATAGTCTCAATAACTTTCTCTCTATAATGAGATAATGTTCTTTCTGATAAACTATAAGCTGTTGCAAGAGCAGCATTACGTTTATAGTTTACTCTACTAGCACATATAAGACATGCCATAGAAGCAAGACTAGTACTAACTGCTGGAATATATGGTTTCCAAGCTACTTTAATAGTTTCTACAGTAGTTAATTCATCAGTTTTTAACTCTTTTTTCTTATTTTCTATTAATCTAAGAGCTTTTGGAGTTGCTGTTACAGCTAAAACTGTTGAAGTAAGCATACCAGTAATACCTAATCCCGTAAGTATTTCAGGACTATGTTTTCCTATAAAATATTTTGTTTTATTTACTAAACCTTTGAAATTCTGTTTCATATTTTTCTCCTTTCTTTATTAAATTTAAAAATTAAAGGACCTTGTAATAAGATCCCATTAATTTATCCTTCAATTTTTGGCACTTCATGTTCAGCCAAATATTTACTTACTGCTTTTTCAATTTCTTGCTTTTGTTCTTTAGTTTCTATCCATTTTGATAATATTGATAAACCTAATGATGCTACAAAAGCACCAATTTTTAAGCCTGTAATAACTTTTTTGTTTGACATAAATATACCTCCTTCCATTATATGCTATGTTTATTCTGCGAAATATCATTGATCAAGATCTAATGAGAAAGCATCTGTATCAATAAGAATACACTCTAGCCCATCATCTAATATCATTTTTTCATATCGTAATTGTATTTCCTGATATTCACCATAATCACACCATCCAATATGATTAGCATAAGGTAATGGATCTAAATGCAAAAATCTAAAGAAATCATTCATTGATACTGTACCTGTTGCAGCTAATTCTTGATTTAACATATTTTCTGCTTTAAGTACATCTTCCATTGTAGACTCAAAATATCTCATAGTTTGAAATTCAAAGAATAATTTTTTATCTTCTCTATGGATATAATTTGAATCATCATAATGTGTATTAGCCATTTTTTGTTTAATTTCTCTATCTGCATCATCTCCATATAATTCCTTAGTATTAGCTATATATTCTTTATATGATTTATCTAATATTGCATATGCAGATATTAATGATGTTTGTGTTTTATAGTTTAAGTACGTATTACCAAATATACATATTAATGTAGAAAACATACTAATACCCGTTGGAATATATGGTTTCCAAGCTACTTTAATAATATCAAGAGTACTTAGATCTTCATATACAGTTTCAGTCTTTGAATATGATTGATTATCTGCATAAATAGTTTTTATAACTACTTTAGATCTTTTCTTTTTCTCTTCTTCAATTAATTCAAGAGCCTTTGGTGTTGCTTTTATTGCTAATACTGTGGTTGTAACTAAACCAATTCCACTAGCTACACTAAGTAACATTGATGAATGTTTTTTCATAAAAATTTCCAATTTATTCATAAAAATACCTCCTTTCTAAAATAAAAAGCAAAGGTTATGTAACCTTTACTTATCTTCTTTATCTTTCTTTTTGAAAAATATCTTTTTAATTATCCATGCTAATATAAATATGCATACGATAACATCACCAAATACAACTATAAATGCTGTACCTCCTGTTGCTAATACTATAATTGTTAATGCAATTAATGCAATTAAAATTAAACTTAATATTAAAAATAATATCATTGTTTTTCTCCTTTCTCTTATTTGTTTCCATTATATGCTATGTTTTTAATGCGAAAAATAAAAGAGAAGGGTCACTCCTCTTTGTGGACTTATTATCGCTTTAACTTGGGTATCACTCCATTCAAAGCATTCCTGCCTAATGTACTTGTTACTGTAGATGTTTCATCAAATTTAAATGTCCTGTGTATTGTATATATAGATAACCCCGTAGTAACTCCAAAAGTAATCACTGATAATACATTTCTAATTAAATCTTTCTTTGAGTCAGATTTTAATTGTTCACCCTGATTTTCTTTTTCATTTTTCATCTGCTCTAATTTGATTAATTCATTTCTGATCTTATCACGATCCTCTAAAGCTATTCTGTAACTTTCTACATTTTCGATACTCAATCCATCAATTCGTTGACTAGCATCTTCATAATCTTGCCATAAGGCGTCTTCAATTTTGTTTGACATAAATATACCTCCTTAGTTTAAGTAGACATAAGTCTCTCCATTATAGGATCTGTTCTTCTCGCGAAAGATCAACACCATGTACTACTTTAAACATTGCTTTCTTAGTTTTTAAATCTGATAATTCTGTACTAGTTATTTGAAATTTACACAAATTACTTTGGATATCAACTTCAATTAACCCTGCTATCTTTGAATGCCTATTCTTAAAGTATGTAAAAATAACAGAAATTGAAATTCCTGCTATAATACCAAGTAACCAATATATTACAGTTACTGGTAAACTAAATGACATAATTATACCTCCTTTCTAAACTTTTACTTTTCGAAAAATAAAAGCCTAATTTCTTAGACTTTATTGAGAGATTACTCGTAAGAACCCGAACGTTATATTACGAGTGAAAACATGATTTAGCAACCATGTCTTTCCATTATAGTATGTGTTTTTTTCGCGATTATAAATCTTTAATTTTTTGTAATATTTCTCTAACTTGGCTATCATCTAATGGCCCTAATACACATTCATGTTTAACAATTGGATATGGATATACTAATAAATATTCGTCAGGAGATCTTCCATCTTCCTCTTCATATAATATAACTGCTAATTCCCACATATCATCTGAATAACCTGCACAACCAAATGCTTTTACTACAGAAGCTCCGTATGCATTCGGAAATCTAAAAATATAATGTATACCAGTATAACCTTGAATGCAATCCTCATAAGTATCTACTAAATATTCATCAAATTCTTGACAATCTAATGATAAATTCACCGCCATTTTGACATTCACCTCCTTTAAATGAAAAATTAAAAGAAGAAGATTATTCATCTTCTCCAAAAGTACCTATGTAACCTAATACACCAAATAATATTATAAATATCGGTCCAGTCATATCTATTTCGCCTATCGCTTTAAATATAAATCCTGAAATGATTCCTAATACTACTGCTAACAATGCATAAAATCTACTTTCGTTTTTAATATATAATTTTCTTCTTTCTTTTAAATGTTTTCCTTTCGTAATTCTCATAATAAATACCTCCTTAGTTTTTTTTTTTCTTTCCATTATATGCCATGTTTTTACTGCGAAAATAGAAAGGTGATGAAATATGAATATAGTTTAATATCAATTCTATTTATTCATAATTATCATCACACACTCCTTTCATTATATACTATGTTTTTAAAGCGAAAAATAAAAGGGATTTGTTATAATCCCTAAATATTAATTTTTGCTTTAATTTTCTCGATTTTATCGTTAAGATGTAATTTTGTTGCTACTTTACCTACGATTTCTTTACCTTTTTTAAAAACTGTGACTGCACCTACTATAAACACTCCAGTTCCTAGTGCACCCCATTTTTTACTCATTGTAACTCCATCTAAAGTTTTTTCACCATCTTTTTCAACGATTTTACCTACGATATATTTTTTCATTAATATCACTCCTTTCCATTATATACTATGTTTTTAAGGCGAAAAAGAAGAGTCTATTTAGACTCCTTACTCTTTTTATATAAATTATTTAAATAGTCATCTACTAATTTTATTAAATTAGTTGCTGCTTTACCAGATAATATAGTTTTATTATTATCACCACTATCGATGGTTAAAACCACGTCTCCTTTTCTATTAAATGTTAAAATTTCTACATGAAATTCTTGTAATCTTTTTAATTCATTAAATTCATCCATAATACTATCTCCTTTCCATTATATACTATGTTTTTAAGGCGAAAATAATAAGGCTATCAAAATAGCCCTAAAAATTTGTGCCAAGCATCTTTTAAATTTTCATAAGATTCTTGTAATCTTTGTTCCGCTCTTTGTTTATTACCTAAATGTTTGTAATACATATATAAAATAATTAATATAGTAAAAATAATTAATAATACGTAAAATATCATTTGTATAAATTCTCCTTTCCATTATAGGAGTCGTTGTTGTCGCGAAAATTTAAATAGATTTTTATAATATTACCCGTTTTTATTGTGCAAATAGTCAAAATAAGCTCAAAAATACCCCTAAAAATGGTCAAATCGCCGTATACGTACGAGGACAGCCATAACGCCATTTTGACCCTTTTAACAACAAGTTATATTACTTAATTTTTAAAATGGCTTAAAATCGATTCTCAAAGGTTGTTTTTCTCCACTTTTTGAAAAAATTACTAATTTTGAGAAAAAGAAGAGGATATGTATATAACACACCCTCTTTTTAATTATTTAATAACTAATCTTTGTCCAGGATAGATTAAATTTGGATTTTCTATACCATTATCTCTTGCAATCTTTTGATATGAAGTTCCAAACTTAGCAGCTATACCTGATAAAGTATCTCCTGATTTAACAATATATACTTTCTCAGATGATCTTCCACCATAACGAGCATTTACTGCATTTTGTACTTCATCATATCTAGATCCAAGAACTTCTTTTCTTTGATCTCCATTACCATATCTTCCTTCAATCGTCTCCATAGCGAGCTGATCAGTAGAAGCAGAGTAAATATGATTAATAAAATCTTGAACTTCATCGTATCTATTTCCAAGATTATTCTTTCTATCATCTCCATTACCAAATTCTCCTCTCATAACTCTTATAGCTAGATCTAAAGTAGATCCGTCTACAGATGGTGCAGGAGCCGGTTGTGGTGCTGGAGTATCTATACCTAGAATAACATTTTTATATAAATAATTCATATCAAGATTTCCATTATATCCTGGTAAATGACCTTCTGAAGTAAATTGCCATATTCCACAATTTGCTGCAGATTCTCCAGATTGATCTGTATTCATTCCTTTTTGTTTTCCACCTGATGTAGGCCAATGTGCAACCCATTTATCAAATCTATCTAATCCTGTTAACTTATTTTTAAACCAGCTTGAACTAGCATATATCATAGCATAATATCCTGCATTTTCGAATGCTACACATTCTTCTGTACAAATACCTCTTAATGTATCATTTGAAGGCATGCCATTACGAGCTTTATACCCATCTGCATCCTCCATATCAATTACTAAAAATTTTGGTCTTACTCTTCTTGAATTAGCAAATGCTATAACATTAGCAGCTTCTTGCCTAGCTCTTTCTCTAGTTAGTGCATATGAATAAATATATAAACCATAAGGTTTACCTGAATCAATAGCAAGTTCAACATTACGTGCTGCTTTACTGTCTTCAGACATACCCGCATGACTTCTAAATATAAAGAAATCACAATGGTTTGCTAATTCACGTATATTAATATCACCTTGCCATGATGAAATATCTGGTCCTATTTTAGCCATATTAATTTTCCTCCTCTTCAAATTTTCTTAATTCTTGAGTGTTAACATCTATAGGCTCTTTTTCAATATTTTCATTTGGTTCCATGTTATTCTCCTTTCAATTTCTTAAATAAGTCATTAACAAAGTTAGCACCTCTTGAAACTATAATACCTGTAAATATAGATCCAATAATAGGTACTGCTATATTTAATCCTACTATAGGAAAAATATCTATTTTAACAAGGACACATAGTAATATAGATATGACAAGACTACCTAACATATCAATACTAAACTTTCCTGATTGCCATATCATTTTAATATTTTCCCATATAGCTTCAACTAATATAGCTACTATAATTAATTGTGCAAAGTCCATCATAATAGTTCCTCCTTTCTATTATAATAATCCTTTATCTTGTAAACCTTCAAACATGCTATCAACGTATGAATCTCCACCATCATGGTTATAACGAGTTTTAGTTTCGTGGAACATACGTTTTTGTTCTTCATTAGGTATATAAGTACCATCTTTTATTTTTGTCATTTCAACAATGAGGAATCTTTTGCAACTATCCATATCAATAGCGTCTAATTTACCATTAAGTCTTTCATCCTCTTCAGTTGATTGAATTTTTAATTTATCTATTTTCTCATCAACTGTTTTTAATAATTCTTCCTGACTTTTTAATTTTATATGTGATCTATTTTGTATAATTATACCAATTAAACCTATTATAGCTACTATAACGGTAGCAACTGCTTGTATCATTTTTCTTCCTCCTTATTAATTGACTTCATCGTAAGTAATCATTATATAATTTTCTTTAAGACCAGGATGATTTGAAACTACACTGTTTATTTTAACAAAAACATATAGTCCAGTTTCTTTAGTTTCTTCTTCAACAGTCTCAACTTGTTTAAAAAGAACATAATCGTTCTCTTCTATTTTTCTAGTATCATCTTGTATAATAGCACTATTAGCATTTTTAATAGTATTATAAGTAGATGTACTTAAATTAATTTCATGAGTTTTAATCATTTAGTAAGTCTCCTTTCTTATAATTTTATGCAGTTCTTTTCCACATATATCTAGTACCACCTTTTGCAAATACTTTAACATTGGCACCGTATCCAACTCCACCATCTCCGGGATAAAATTCTGAACCAGAAGGATAAGCATAAAATTTTGGATTAAGGTAAAAAGTATCAGAGGTAGATGTACTTGTTACTTTATAAAAATATTTAAATGTTGTTCCCCCATATCTATTATAAGAACCAACACTTTTCAAATAGTTCGGAGAACCGATAAGTGTTACACCAGATGGTAGAGCATTTTTATTATTTATATGTCCCCAAATACCATAACCATTTGAATCCGTTCGTCCAGACAAAGTTACATCAAATTCAACTAAACCAACTAAATTTTTAATTGTTACTAAAAAAGCATTACCAGTATATGATAAAATACCAGAAACATAATTTGTTATATCTGGGTGTGGAGAGGTTATAATTTCTGACAAAGCTTTATAATCATTTCTAATTGTATCTCCTTGGCTAGAATCATAAACAGTACCAAATGCTAATAATTCGCCTCCATAAAATGTTCGTTCTGACACCCATGTCCCACCAAATTTACTTGATGGATTAGTATTAGTATTTGATATATAAATAGATCCAACTGGATATACAGAATCTAATGTGGCTATTGTATGAGTACCTGAATTAGGTTTTAAAATGTTTCTAGCCGTAGCCTGATTAGTACTTGGATAATCTGAATTTTTTGTATATACAAATTCTAAATCATTATTATCTGAATTTAAATGACCTATTGTCCAATGCCCATCTTTAGTTTTTTGTCCAACAACCGCTGCATAACTTCCAGATGTATCACCTTTAGTGTTATTAACTAAAACATAATCTCTAGCTGTTATCCATGAACCATGATTAGTACCATTTTCTAATTTATCAGCACTCATTTTTCCATTAACTCTAACTGTATAATTACTATGAGGTAATCCATTAAAACCATAATGGTATTTGCCACTACTATCTTTATATCGAGACATACCGAATATACCAGATGTTACAGTTATTTCTGCAATTTTATATCTATTTTCATATTGAATTGATGAAGAAACACCAGTAGATATAAATATTTCAACAGTATATGATGTACCAACTGTAAAACCACCACTAGAACCATTAGCATGTAATTGTATAATATTAGATTTAAGATTTAAAGTCGTAATTTTATCAGATGTTGAACTTGTGCTATTAGATCTAACGGCACTTGTTATATCATAATAAGAACCTGTTTTGTTTACTCTATACTCTACTTTTAATAAAGTATTTGGTCTTGATGAGCCATTAGCCCAATCACCTGACCAATATTGAATGTTACCATTTAAATAAGTAACACTATCAATGCCATTTTGTCTGTCAGCTCTAGGTGAACCAGAAGCATGACTAGGTGTTATTAATGTTACTGTTTTTTGAACTGTTTTATATTGACCTCTTTTATCATATGCTGTAACAGAAATAATTGTTGTATTACCATTTTGAACAGTATGCGATACATTTGCGCTTGTGCTATATAGTTCTGAACCACCTGTGCCATTAGGCCATGCAAAATTATAATGATCTAAAGTAGCACCATAACTTGATGTAGCTTTTTGTGATGTAGTTATATTGAATTGACAATCACTTAGACCAGCTATTAATATACCAGGATTATTAACTCCATTTTTTCCTGTCAATTGTGATGCTAATGAATCACTGTCTTTATAATCAAAAGCAGTAAATGTTGGTGCTTGTGCATTATTACCACTAACTTTATAAGTACCAGATTTACTAGAAACAGTATGATTAGAATAAGTGCAATAATAAACACAATTACCACTTGTGGAAGCTGGTATACTATTATATAATGTACTGGCTGTTGGTGTAAAAGAATATGAAGTACTAGTAGTAGCACCTGTTTTAGAAAATAAGGTAGTTCCACTAGTATTATCTTTTTTCATATAAATGTTTACACTTCTACCTAATGGATTATATAAAGTTAATTTTTGTTGATTACCTATTGTTAAATCTGAACTATTAACAGCTGATATATAAGGATATTGGTAAGTTGAAGTTGAAGAAACAGACGAATAACCTCTATATATTCCATTACTAGCATTTGCTCTAGCATAATATGTTGTATTTGCTGTTAATCCTGTAAACGTTCCACTAGTACCACTGATAGAACCAACCTTATTTGTACAACTAGAATCCGTAAATAAATCTATATATTTATCAACTATACTAGCATTTCCATTATTTGTTACAGACATAGAAGCAGCAATTGAAGTTTCTGTTCTGGAACCAATAGATACTGTCACCGTAGGAGTTACAACATTATTATCTAATGTCCATCCTTTAGAACCAGATGAAGTATTTGAACCACTATATGGATGGGCAGTTATTGATGCTTCGAAATAAGTTCCACCACTTAAAGTAAAACTACCACTAGCAATTAAAACATCTTTATAAAAAGTATTAGAAGATGAAAAACTATGACCCGCTATACTACCATTAAATCCATAATTGGAAATATATTGTTTACCACTTGTACCAGATGTACATCTAGAATAAACTTCATAATTTATTGTTGCTGTATTTCCACTCCAGCTACTAACCCACCATGATAAATCCCAATACCATGTTTTACTTACTGGTGTACAATAATTTGTTGAAAATGAACCTGATGTTGCCATAATATTATCTCCTTTCTATTTTATATATTCTACATATACATCATGATTTGATGAATCTTTGATCGTAGTATTAACTAAATTTCTTTCTATAATATCGCCAGTAGATTCTAATCGATTTGTTAATATACCATTATCTGTTATTTTTGTTATTAAATTACCAATAGTATCTGTTGTTGAATTATATTCATAAACTAATATACCATCAGTAGTCATAAAATTCTTAGTATTAGCTGTTGTCGCAGTTACTTCAATACCTAAACTAGATAATTTAACCATTGCACCATAAACTTCATTACTAGATAATTCCCAAGGTTTAATATCACCATAATTTAACATTAAATCACTTATCTCAAAACCATTATTGTTTGTTGAATTAGTTGATTCAATTGAAATTTGTAATGAGTTTGCTGTATTTAAAAATGTTGGATTTGCTAATACTGGATCTGTATCTGGATTAAATGTATATTCAGTCCATTGATTAACAGCTGAACTAAATGTCTTTTCAAAATATATAACTGATCCATTAAATACTTTGATTTTACTTGTAGCATTAGCACCATTTTTATATTTAAATGATATAGACATCATTTTGTTAGCTAATAATGCCACTATATTATTTGGTGTGGTAGTAACAGATCCTTTAGCACAGAATAATCTACCTCTTGATACGGTTATACCAGTTAAGTCACCATCATAACCAAATGGTGTATATATAGTATTTGCTGCTATATTCCACATCGTTGGTTTATTATTATTATCAGCGAAATAACCTACTGAGTTTTGGACTAAGTTTGTACCTCCAGTTATTTTAAATATATTTTTAATTTGTTCAACATCTGTTTCTACATTCAAAAAACGTTGAGTAATTTTTATTCTTTGATCATAATCGTTTAAACCTGTTCCTTCAATCGTATCTTCAGCAGATTCTATTCTGTCTATTGCACCATTACTACCATTAACATCATTTTCCAATTTTTGTATATGATTAACTAAAGCACTAGGATCTTCTGGATTATTCTCATCACCATATACTGTTAATTCAGTTTTTGATAACCTTTGTTTTATTCCTTGATCATTTTCTATTTGATCTCTTTTATATGTTGCAAATGTTGTTTCTTTCAAATAATCTGATTGAACAGCATTAAGTCCTTCCTGTATTTTTTGAGTTGCCTCTGCATATGTTGTTTGATTAACGCTTGTCCATGAGTAAGTACCGCCATTTGTCAAAGTTTCTTTACATGTAAATAAATATGGATATTGTTCATTATAAGTTGGTAAAGCTATATTCCAAACATTATGTGATGAAACATTATTTGTTGTGATGTGAGATGTTGGCTTTGCTGGAGAAGTTATACTATCTGAAGCATAATATAAATTAACTACTGATTTAATTGAATCTTTTAAAATAGTGTCATTATCTTGAGATAATTTAATAAATCTTCTTATACGAATTTCTTCATTTTCTCCAGAGGTTCTTACATATTTAGTAAAACCACCTTCAGTTGTTCCATTAGCAACCATAGTTCTAGGAGATGGTGCATCAGTTTTATATTGTAGATCATCATACCTACCACTTGAATCCGGAGTTTTATTACCTGGAGAACCAAAAGATAAATCAGATTTATATTGAACATAATCTGTTCTATAAGAAATTTGTGGAGATGGTAACTTACTTTTTACATATTTTTGTAATGTATCATCCCATCCATAATCATAACTACTATTAGTTCTGTCTAATTGTTGGTCTGAATATATATGATAAATAGCACCATTTTCTCCTCCACCTCTTAAAAATATAGCAAAAGCTGTACTATTACTACATAATTGTGCACCACCAAACATTTGAGAATACATTTCTTCGAATTCGTGTATTTCCCAAGAATAGTTAGCACCTCCCCATCCACCAAAATTAGTTAAGATTTTTAATGTTAATCCACCAGGATGTGTAGCTTTATTCCATTCTGCAGGGGCTTTTTCTGAATAGCCCCTTTTTATCATCAATACTCTTTTAACATTTTGATCTCCATATTTTATAATAACAGGATAAAATTTATTACTATCACCATAAACAGTAACATCTAAATGATATTTAAAATTATAATTATTTTCTTTATCATTAACCCTATTGGTAATATCAGTAGTATTTTTAGCTAATTCTTCTATTTGTTCTGCTATAGATTTTGAGCTTGTGCTTGTATATATTTCATTTGCTGAAATTCTTAATTTAAATTGCTTATCCGTATCTTTAAAGAATTTAATAAAATTTTTGTTATCACCGAAAGCTATTTGTCCACTATCGTCCATATATAATCCTGGAGATACACTATTAACTGAACTTTTTCCTCCAGAATATATAGAATGCTGAGTTATATTATATCCACCTATTGTAGCACCGAATGCCACTAAATCTGTAACAGATACTTTATCTGCAGTAATAGATTTAGCAACTATATTAGTACCATCTAAACCTGATTCATAAGTTGAACTCAATTTATAATAAGTATTTGCTTGCCAAGTTGGTATGTTGTTGTCAGTAATATGAACATAATTATTACCAGATATTAAATAATAATCTTTATAATTAGTTTCCCAATCTTCTGGTTTAGTATCTAATAATACAAATTTTGAAGATTGTTCAGTACTAACATTATTAAGACCATCTATATTTAATTTATAATATAATCCATCTGATCCTTTAACAACTAATTTTTCAGCAGCAATAGTATTACCTTCAATTAAATCACCTTTAATAGTAACACCAACTAATTCTCCAGTTATTTTGCCTTCTTTAACAACTAAATCTTTAATAATACCAGATTCAGTAAATAATTTTTCTACAGCAGCTATATTAATATTAGCAAAATCAATAGTAGCATATTCAGCATCTAAATGCTTAGTTTTTAATTCATCTATTATAGCTTGACTTAATCCAACTAAAACACCATCTATTATACTAAATCCACTATTTAATATTGTAATATTATTTCCATGTTCAGTAATAATATTACCTTGTTGATCTATAATATTACCTTGTTGTTGAATAACATTGTTCTGCTGAATAATTTTATTATCAAGTTGAGTAATAGCATTACCTTGTTGTTCTATTTCATTATTAAACTGTTCTATTTTATTACCCTGTTGAGTAATTTCATTTCCCTGTTGTTTTATAATATTTCCTTGTTGTTCAATAGTATTACCATGTTGAGTAATAGTATTATTTTGTTGAACTATTGTATTATTAATAGCTGTGATTTCATTGCTATTAGCTGTAATATCATTATTCATGCTATTAATAACATCACCTTGTTGATTTATTTCATTACCTAATTGTTTAATAATATTTCCTTGTTGGTTTATAGCATTATTAGCTTGTAAAATATCATTATTAACTTGTTTAATATTATTATCTATCTGTATAATACTATTATTTTGTTGTTCAATCGTGTTGTCTAATTGTTTAATAGTATTACCTTGTTCATCGACTTCGTCTTTTAAATCTTTAACAGATTTTGATCTAGCTGAAGGAGAACTTATATTACCAGTAACTGTTGCTGTATGATTTTTAATCATTACTTTAACACGTTCTCCAGTTTCAGCTTCTACCGTAGAAGTAACTGGCGTCCAAATTTCTGAACCATCAATCTGTACATATTCTTCACCGTTTATCATCTTATAAGTACCGTTAACTGTAACTTCTTTAGGTTTCTCTTCTCTATCTGTTAATTTAACAAATTGGTTTATAAGATCTTGTGATAAAGCCATAATATTCTCCTTTCTAGTTCCATAATTTCTTTGTAAATACAGCTGTTTCATTTACTGAACAACCATTTTCACATTTTATAGATTGACTTATAACTTTAGCTTTAATATTATCTAAACCAGCTTTCTTATAATTCAATCTAACAGCATCACCAACTCTAACTGGACAATATCCATGAGTATAACTTACTTGATATTCTACTGAAGATAATGTTTCTAATAAATGTCTAGCATATTCATCAACTTGTTCTTCAGTAGGAAAACCAGGAAGATTCGGTTCTGTATCTCTATACAATATTTCTCTACCTCTATTAATAGTTGAAGTAGGACTATTTGGATCATCATTAACAACCCTAGCCGTATACTCTTTAATACCAGTTGAACATACAACCTCTACTACATTCGGTATACCATATAGATCATGTTGCATACTTACTTCAGGATAAAGTATTGAACTATTATCGTCATTATAAGTCCATACTGGTTGTAATTCATCAATTTTTTGAATAGGTGAAAATAAGATTCTACCCTCTTCATCTAAGTATAATTTATATTTAGCTTGAGCTATAAGATCATTAATGTAATTTAACCATTTCTCACTAGGATCAGCTACGAAATTATCTTGTAAAGTTTTATCAGATGTAGTTTCTACAACAGGAGCTCTACAATTATCTCTAACAAGTAAATATGCTTGTTTCATGATGTTTTCATTCTTCAACAATGCAAATCCTAATGGTGGTGGGTTTTCTTTAAGTTCTAATAATGGTGTATATGCATCCATAGATACATTTCTATTTTTACCATCATATGAACTTGAAGGGGTTTGTACTAAGAATGTACCTAAAGTTATTTTAAATTTTGCGCCATTTTGATGTATTATTAGATAGATTCTTATGTAACATTCTCCAAGAGTATCATTAATATCAATAGTGGCAGAGCCGAGTGTATCAGCTCCGTCATCTCTTTTAATTGTGCTTTTCTTAACCATATTTAATGGTTTTGTATCTTTCCATGATACTGGATCAACTTCATAATATTCAAAAGTTTGTTCCATTGAATCAGACCAATCTATTTCAGCCATATTATATACCTCCTTCCACTCTCTTAACTGAGAATGAAACTGGTATAGTAACAGCTAAATGTTTAATATTTAAAGATACAGTTATATTAGCCCAATATCCAGTTCCAGAAGGTTCTCTAACATAAACGTCACCTGTCCATCTAGATAATCTTCTTAAACCATATAATGTTTCTTTATCTTCAGCTGGTATTTCAGTATTCCAACTAGCTGATTCTCCTATTTGTGTACCATAATAGCTAACTGGATGTTTTCTGCCAACATATTCAATTAAAGATACATCTGGATTTTTATTTTCAGATACATCAACATTATATGGTAATTTTAACATAGATCCTGCCCAAGGAACTTCTAAATTATCTTCATCTGGATTATAATCAAATTTTGACCATTTCTCGGACCATTGAATAACTATAGAAGGTTCTCCAACTTTAACTGCCTTTATATCACAATAAGATATAGTGCCAGTTTCATCAGCTCTTGCTACTATTCTATATCTAGCATAATCTAATGATGGATGCGGATCTACTACATAAGTATTTTCTGCATTTTCAATCTCTGTAGCGATTTCCGTAAAAGTTCCATCATATTCTCTTCTATATATAGCTAGTGTACAATTTTCTGATAAACGTTGTTTTACCTCACCAGCATCTTCATAATTTTCCATACAATACGGATGTATACTTGCTGTTAATGTTTCTTTATCTATAATAATATCAGCATAAGGATTATAACCAGTTTCACTTAAAGACACATTAAAATCTTTAGTAGCTATAGCACTTAAACCTGAATCCATAGATACTGTAACATTAATAGTATAATTTATACCACTTTTCAAATCTATAATTGCAGGAGTCATTTCTAATAGAAATCTCCATGCATTTCTTTCTGGGTCATAGTATCTTTGATATACTTTATCACCAGGATTTATAACCTTAACTTCACCAACATTATCAACTGTATTATAACCATTATTAGATATAACTTCAATATAATAACTTATTGGTTTTTGTGTAGAAGGTTTAGCTAATACATTAACATTAAATGGAAACCCATTTACTTCATCAATAGATATTCCATCTTTATTGGTAAGATCTAATTCAAGAGTTGGTTGAGTATATACATTAACCTCTCTTTCTATAGACCAATCACTATATTCACCGATAACACCAGCAGTTTGAACTTTCCATTTAATTATAAATCCATCAGCTAACAAACCAGACCATTCTGGATCTATAGTATTAATTGTATAAACACTATTTTGATCTCTTTCTTCCTCTGGTTTAGTATTTTCTATAACCTTAGTATATTCCATAGGTTCTAGTTCTGGATGTGCTGAGTCTATGACCGTTAAATGTAATCTTGCAAAAGTTTCTAATGAACCATCAGTTGAATTATGTCTCCAATATAAATTCAAATCTTCACCTAATACAGCTGAACTAACATTACTCCATGTAGTAGGAGCTGATGGTTTTGTACCAAGTGTAACAGATTTAATTGGTGACCAATCTAAAGAATGCCCTTTATCATTGATTGAACCAATTCTAAAGAAATATTCATGCCCCAATTCTATATCCGTTATTAATAACCTAGTACCTTGTCCTTCTTCAGTAGTTTGACTATTTACTCCTGATGAAGGTATATCAAAATATTCTATATTTGTAGTCCATTGAATCTCATATTGTTTACCTGTTTGAACAGCAGGCCATTCAACTAATACGCCATAAGTAACAGCTTGTTGTTCACTAATTTTTTGAGGTCTTAAAGTAGTTATTTCAGATGGTGCTACTGGTAATGACATATCATTAGCGGTAAAATTTGTCCATCCACCATATATATTACCTCGAACAGCTCTAGCTCTTACTTTGTATTCATGACCTGGATCAACATCTTGTATATATCTAGCATAACGAGCTTCAGTGTTAATTGCTACTTTAGCTGTTTTGTACTTAATAGTATTATCTTGATATATTGCAATTTCAATAGAATCAGCATTAATATTCTCAGAAATATTATTAAATGTAATAGTTGCCTTATTCTGACCATCAATACTAAATTCTGGATCTGGTGGTAACTGAGGTGGATTATTTCTAAAGTCATATTCTTTCGATGCCCAATCTGTATTTGCTAATGGATTTCCATCATTATCTACAGGTCTAACACTAAAACGAATTATATTCCATCCCTCAGTTGTTCTACCAGTTCCAATAGATTGTTTAGCCTCATCATGAAATTCAACATTTTTATTTTCTGAGATCATTATTAAATGACCTGCATTATCCCATTGTTCCCATCTGATCCAAAATCTATTATGATTATATGACCATATAGCTAACATCTCTCTTTCTGAACCAGATGTTAAAGCCATCCAATCAATATTTGGTCTTGTAACAGGTGGTGGTGCAGGAGCAGGCGCAGGAGCTGGAGCTGGTGCACCGCTTGTTATACCTGGTAAATTAAACAATTGACCAGGATAAATTATTGGATTTCCACTAGTAGCCAATCCATTAGCTGAAGCTATCTCAGGCCATCTAGCTCCATTCCCATATACTGCACGTGCAATATTCCAAAGACAATCACCTCTAGCTACACGCCATTTATCACCTTCTCTAGGCATACCTACGTCCTCCTTTCAATTCTAGCAGCTCTTACTAATGTACTAACTGCTTCTTGTATTTCAGAACCGTTATCATACGTAATTCCGTTAATATTATATGTGTCACCAGTTGTATTACCAAGATTCTTACCAAGTTTATCTATAGCAGATATAACATCATCTCCGCCATTTTGACGATATGTTCTCATACCTGTACTTATAGCATTTAAGTTAGCAGCAACACCAACTGAAGGAACTCCTAACATACCATTTATAGCAGCAGCTCCAGATTGGACATCACTCAAATCTAAAACTGGTCTTATAGTAAATTCATCATCTATTCCTTCAGAAATTAAATTAGAAACTCCTCTAATAGCTCTTCCTAATCCAAGTCTTGCTTTATCACCAACACCATAAGTTTCACTATAAATCTTATCTTCTAATGATTTAATACCATTAATAAATCCTTGATCAAAGAATGTACCTAATTTATATGTTTCTTTTGATGGTGAGTGTGAATCTATAGATTGTTTAGCAGCTTCTAATGCTTGTTTACCTACAGCACTACCTGCATCTCTCGCTAAGTAAAGATTATTATTTATACCATTAGCAAAACCTTGAACAAAGTTTTTACCAATTTCTTCGGCACCAGACATATCATAAGATTTTAAAGTCGTCATAGCAGTTTCTACTACAGCTTTAGAACCATTCTCAACATCAGGTTTCTTTTCTTCCATACCTTTTATTATAGCATCTATAAGAGTTTTGATAGCATTTGTAGCATCATCTTTAGGTTGTGTAGCATTTAATCCATCTACAAATTTCTTTAAAGCATCAGTTGCAAAGTTCTTAAGTTTCTCTCCAAGTTGTTCTATAGGATCACTACTTACAGCGGCTAAAGTATTTGCTATTTCAATTATCTTATTTATCTTTTCTTTACCAGATTGAAGATCGTCTAATGAAACAGTATTTATGCCTTTAACATATTCTGTAATCTTATTTCCAAATGAACCTAGACGAGCACCTAGTTCTTCAAGTTTACCACTTGTATCACCTAGATTTATTTTACCTAAATCAGCAATAGCCCACATAATATTATTAACAGCATTAATTTTAGCAATACTATCTTGTGTTATAACATTATCTTTTTGTAGCTCCCAAACAAATCCTCTAATACCTTCAGCAACTTTACCAAGCTTACCAGCAAATGCCGATATATCATTATCACCAGTAAATGCCTGAGCTAGTCCTCCATGTTTAGGTAATTCTCCAGCAACATCAGCAATAGTTTTTAAAGCATCACAACCAGCTTTAACAATATCGATTTTAGTTTGGTCAAATGTACCATCTTTTGTTAATTCTTTAACAAATTCACTTATTCCACTACCAGTAGGACCAAGTTTGTCAGCGAACTTTTCAATATCATTATCACCAGTAAATGCTTGAGCTATCCCTCCGTGTTTAGGAATTTCTCCTGCAGCTTCAGCTATAGCTTTTAATGCTTCACATGCTGATTTAATAGTTTCAACTTGTTCCGGTTTGAATGTTCCTAAATTAGCAACAAATTCACTTATACCTGTACCAAGTGGTGCTAGCTTTGATCCAAAAGAGCTTAAATCACTTTCACCATTTAACCATCCAGTAATAGTATCTAAGAAATTAGATTTTGTGAATGTTAATATAGCTTCAGCTAATGCTTTAGAACCTTCTAAAACAGCTGGATCGACTGATGATAATACTGCTAAAAATGGTAAAGCACTAGTTGCAAATTTAGATAATTCAGTACCTAATCTACCAAATGATTCTCCACCACTTATAAATGAAGCTATACTATCTAAAAGATTAGCACCTGTTAATAATAATAATGAACCAGCTAATACTTTAACTCCTTGCATAACTTTATCATTAACTGTCGACATAATAGCTATAAAAGGCATAGCAGATATCGCAAATTCAGAAAGTTTTTGTCCAGTATGAGGTAATTCATCTGCAACACTGTTCATAAATCCAGCAACTACATTACCTATAATTTTACCTATACTCAAAGCTATTTGCTCTAATACTGGTAAACCTTTATTTAAGAAATCTTGTAATTGTGGAAATTTATCCATAATAGCACCAACAGCTGTAGCTAAAATACCAATAGTTGTTACAGCACCAATTAAACCATAAATTGCTGCATCTGCCATTAATGCTAATGGAGCAACTAATGAAAGTTTAAATAAACATTCAGTTAATTTTTCCATCATAGTAGTTAATAATTCTACATTTTGTGTAGCATTTTCAATACCTTGCATTAAAGCTAGTATACCAACAAAAGCTAATAATGGTACAGCCATAAGTGTTAATGCTAATATACCACCGCCAACAGCTAATGCTCCAACACCAGTAGCTATTATTGCACCAATAGCAGTTAATGGTATAAGTAATAATGTACATGCTGTAGCCAGTTTAACTAAAGCGTTAACATTATCGGTTGCTCTTTCAACATTTTGCATTAAAGCTAGTATACCAACAAAAGCTAATAATGGTACAGCCATAAGTGTTAAACCTAATACACCTAAAGCCATATTCTCTATATTACCAATTGCTGATATTGCTGTTAATGCTGCTAATAAACCAGTCATTGCTCCAGCTAATACTATTAATGCTAATACATTAGGTAAAGCTTTTGACGCATCTATTGTGCTCAATAACGCTAGAACACCAGTAAAGGCTAACAATGGTACAGCTATAGCAGTTAAAGCTAATGCTCCTTTAGCTGCATTTTTAGCATTCACTTTAAATTTACTCATAGCTATTACAATAGCGCCACAAGCAACAAGTAATAAAGATAATGCACCAGCTGATGCAATTGCTCCATGTGGATCTGTAAAATGACTCAATAAAGCAACAATGCCAGCCATCGCTGCAACAACTAATGTCACAGTAGCAAGAGTTTTAATAACGCCTTTACCGACTTTAAGTTTATTTGTAGATGCTATTACAGCTGCAAGTGATAATATAACAGCACCCAAAGAACCAGCTATAGTCATCAATCGTTGTTGATCAATAAATGATAATCCAATCAATGCCACCGCTAATAATGAAATCATAACAGTTAATGTAGTTAAAGTTTTAACAGCATTAGATCCTGGATTAAAGTTTTTAGCGGCTTGTAATAATATAGCCATAAATATACTAATTGCACCAACTGCTTTAATACCATTTTTTGCTTTCTCAGGATCTAATTGGCCTAATAAAAATACCATTACTCCCATAGCGGCCATAACCATAGCAACACCAACAAGAGTTGTACCATGTAGTGATGCGCTCTGTTTAGATATTAATATAAGAGCCATTATTATAGCACCTAAAACTCCTACACATGTTAATCCTTTCTTCATTTCATCTGGATTTATATTACCCATTAATTTAGTTATAACTGCTAACATACCAATAGCTATAGTAGCCATTAATATAGAAGCTGTTACTTTAATCATTTCAGTACCTTTAAACAATTTAGATATTCCCATCATTGCTAGTAACAATGCAGAGAATACGCCTATTACTTTAAGTCCATTTAAAAAATCTTCTGTTTTTAAACCACCAGCTAATTTCATAGCTATAACAAGTAGCACTAATGCTACACCTACAGCTTTAATTGTATCAGCAGATTTATTTATACTATTTTCTGTAAAATGATTTAATGCCGCAATACCACCAAGCAATACTAACATTGCTGTCATAACACCAACCATTTTCCAGATATCACTTGGTTCAACCTTAGACATCATCTTTAATGCAACAGCTATTAATAACATACTTATAGTCATTTTAGTAAATACTTTACCCATTTTTTCAATATTTTTAGTACCTTTTAATGCTTCTGTTACTTTACCTAATGTTAATAATAGAATAGCCATAGCAGCAGCACAAGCAATCAAACCAAATATTGCTGATATCATTTTATCAGGTTCAATCTTAGCGACACTCTTAAGTGCTTTAGCCATGATGAGCATACCAACAGATACACCGACAATAACAGCTAAAGTTTTGCCCATGTCAGGTAATTTAACTTTAGATAAACGACCAGATAAAGCGGCAACTAAACCTATAAATGCGGCTAATGCTAAACCTATAACACCTAATGCTATAGCACCTTGTTTTAATTGATCGGCTGGTAATTTAGCAAGTACCCATAAAGAAACTACCAATATACCAATAGAAATAGCTATACTTTTGATAACAGCAGCTATTCCTTGATATTTCATTGATGCGCCAAAATCTCTAGCAGCAGAACCAACACCACTTAATGCTGATCCAAGACCATTTAAAACATTAGTTAATCCTTTAATAGGTGCAACTAATTTATCAGCTAAATCTAACATTCTTTTAGCAGTATAAATAATTCCACTAGCAATACCAACTGCTATTACATTACCTAAATCTAATGATTTAAACATTTCAATTATTTTATTTCCAAATCCTTTTAATAGATCTAAAACTGATAATTGTTGATCCTTCATACCAGCTATAAGACCTGCTATAATAAATCCACCTATAGCAAACATTACTTTAGATGGTGAATGTATTTTTAATACTTCTTTTATAGCATCAACAAGTCCTATAGCTACATCTTTAATAGCTTCCCATACTTTAGGACCATTTTCTCTAATACCATTTATTAAACCACCAAATATGTATTCTGGTATATTATCTGTTTCTTTAAGACCCTCGAACCATGCTTTAGTAGCATCTCCTGCACTTTTGAACGCTTCTTTAATCTTATTAACAACACTCATGATCTTTTCATTTTGTGTTATCCAATCTTTTGTTGCTGAAGCAACTGATATAATCCAAGTAGTTAGCATTTTTACTGCTTCTACTACCATATTATTTTCAGTTATCCATCTATCAAAATTATATATGATATTACCTATTATTGATGTAAAATCTAAAACATCTATATTAAATGCACTTAAAATACCTTTTAACACTTGGAATGCTATTTTCAAACCACTACTTATTGATGTTGTAACAATATGTATGATTGAGAATAAACCTCTAAATGTTTCAGATAACTTACGCATTTCATCTTCATTTTCAGTTACTTTACGTATAGATTCTGTAAATTTATTGATCTTTTCTATAATCATATATAAATCTACACCAGTTATACCCTCAAATACATCAGTCCATCCTTTTTTAATAGCAGTAAAGACATTAGTAATTGCTTGACCAATATTTTGAAATACACCAACAACTTTTCCATCAGCACTACCATATAGTAAATCTCTACCACTAGCTTCATCCATTTTCTTAGCTAGTTCTTCAATAGTCATACCATATTTTTTAGCACCCTTTTCAAGTTGTCTATACATATATATTTCATCATCAGTTAAACCAGCAGCTTTCAGACGTTCATCAGTTAATTCTTCGAGAGCTTTCTTTTCTTCTTTAACTGTTTCAGTAGTTTGCTCTGCATATATACCATATTTCTTTTCTGCAGCAACTACATCCTCCTGAGTTATCTTACTTATAGCTGTCCAACCTTTTCCATAACCAGCTATTTCATCTGTTAAATTTACAAGGCTTTGTGTTACTTCATAATTATAACCTTCTGCCTCAACTAAAGCTTTTCTATATGGTTGATTTTTATAATCGCCTTTCCATATTTTTCCTATCATATTTTGATATTCTTCTAAAGTTTTAGTTGTCTTATTTACTTTATCTGTCAATTCTTGAAATGTTTTAATAGCTGAACTATTATTTATTTTATCAAATAATTCTTTAAGTGGGTTATTCATAGCTATATCTAAAATTGTATTTCTCCATCTAGATATTCCACCAATAATATTACTAATGAAATTAGAAAGACCAGTCCATACTCTTTTAGCATCATCTAATCCACCAAATAATATTTGCCAAGTATCTTTCCAACCAGTACCAGCTTGAGCTTGTAATGATTCCATCATCATGCCAAAAGTTTTAACTTCTTGTGCTGCTGCCCAAGCTTTCTTACCGATTTCTGTTTCCATACTACCATATTGTTTAAACACATCCATCATTACATTAGTTGTTGCCCATTGGTCTTTTAAACCTTCTGTAAACAAAGCTTGTAATGAATATTCTTTTTTACCTGTATTATATAAGTCATCCCCAACTTTCTTTAATGTACCAGCTGCAACAGCTGCATCGGCCATTCTTTGTTTAAATTCTTTAGTTGCTATATTTGCTAAATTTAACGATTTATAATCTATAGTAGTTAAGTAACCCATAGACATAGATTGTGCTAAATTATAATATGCTATAGATGCTTGTTGAGCACCCTGACCTGCATAAGCAGTAGCATTAGCTATACCTATCATAGCTGTCTTAGCTGTGTCTAGATCTATACCAGCATTAGTAAATTTGTATATGTTATTAAACATATCGGCTGTTGAATAAACAGTTTTATCAGCATATTCATCTAGTTCTTTAAGTTGACCTTCAACTTCTTTTATCGATTTTCCAGTACTATTTACTAATGTTTGTACTGTATTCATTGTCATTGAATATTCATTAAAACCTGACATAGCTGCTTGAATACCTGACAATGATGATACAAGTCTTTTACCAGCATTTGCTGCTGCATTACCAATATTTAATAATGCACCAACACCGATTACCTCTAAAGCGCTAAATTTAGAATGGACTGTATTTAATCCTGATACAAGCCCATCCATATTCACCTTTTTGGCTGCTGTGCTGACATTTTCAAGTCCTTTGGAAGCACCAGTTAAATTTAATTTTGCTTTTAATTTATCAAGCGTTGACATAGTAGTTTGAACATTAGATTCAAAATGTTTATTGTCAAATCGCATCTCGACGACTTTCTCATCGATTGTTTTACTCATAACTTAGTAACCTCCTCCCATGCTTCATCAGCTAATCTATCGAAAATTGGTTGTATTGCCGGATTGATATAATCTCGACCTTCAACCCAACCTCCGTTACGGGTTCCATGCCCTAATTGAAGAATTATGGCTATCGGAACACCTTTATTTACATTTGAATTATTAAAAGTTATAGATACTGAACCGTTTTCTCTAGTAATTTCATAATACCATGAACTAGCAGTTTTACCAGTATCCTTTGGAGTAGCAGACGAAAGGGCCGCTACACCTTCTCGACCTATTTTATCGAGTTCACCTATTTTTACAGCATTTTTAACTCTCTCTAAATAATTATTTAATTTAGAGAAATCACCCTTTTGTCTGAATGTTATCATAATTTACTCCTTATTATCCTTTAGAATTTAATTTCTTTCTACGTGCAGCATTTAAAGCCGCATTTCGACTCATTATATCCCTCCTACTCATTTTCTTTGGAGGCGCATTCTTAATATTACATACTCTTATAAGTGTTAATAATCTATTTAAATGCCATTTCTGACATTCCATTGGTATATTAAGTGAAAACATCCAATAGTATATTAATTCTGAAGTTATTATTTCTCTACTACGCGTATTATTAGTTACTTCATTAAATGTAGTAGCAGTCATGGGCTCATCAATATACTTATTAATTTGTTCGATATTTTCAGTTGTTAAACTATTATATACCTTTGGATTTACATTTTGAGTTATTGTCATACATTTTATATAATCAATTGTTTCCGCTGCTGTTTTTGGTTCCTTAGTTAAAAATGGTTTACCCCATTTAGATTCCCATTTAGAAAGAGATACTAAAGAATGCTCCATTTGTAATTTATATTCTGGAGTTTTAATAAATTCCTGAGTTCTATCATCAAATAATTCAGCAGCTGGAATAGTTAATAATAACATCTCTTTCTATCCTCCTAAATTTAGTTATGGTTCAATTGGTGTTACATTTGTTGATGCTGGTGCTGTTTGTTTTAGCATTTCAGCTACTCCAGCAGGTATTTCATTAGGATCTACATCTGATATATCTATATCTCCTGGTACAATACCTCTAACAAATTTAGCTGCTGCATCAGCATCAGTAGCTAATTCCATAAATAGATTTGAGTATGCTTCTGTTTCTGCAAATTTACGAGATAAAGGTTGACCATTCTCATCAACTTTAATAAATCTTTTACCATCTGGACTCTTTTCTCCATAAGCTTGAAGAACCAATTTCTTAAATATTTTTACTATTGATGGTGTGTCTTGAGCAGCTACAATATTTTTAATCATATCTGCTAATCCTCCTGTTGTTCCTAATTCCATTTCCATAAGTTCAGCCTTAGATAGGTTAAATAGGAAAGTTTCATCTCTTTCAACTCCATTATAATCAACATATTTAATCTTTTTAGATAACATAATTTATTCTCCTTTCAAAACTATAACTTATAAAAAAAAAGGGCCTGTTTGATTAGTAGACCCTTTTTACTTTATCATCTTATTTTAATTTTAACGCTGAATAACCAAGAACGTCTTATTAACGTACTTTAGTTGCGTTTTCTGTGAACCATTTATATATTTTGTTTATTAATTCTACATCAAGTAAAGTGGATTCAGTAACCTCAATTAATTGATTTTCTGTTGGATTATAACCCAATTTCTTTATAGTATCTGCATATTGAGTTTTATCCAGATTCCAATTTTGCATATTTGTACTATCATAAACAGTTAAACCGGTTCCATTAATAGGCCAATAGGCGATAGATTTAACACCAGTATCGTTATTTGTTTCAACAAGCATTTTATCAAAGTATTTATAACTAACTTCTGTTGTAGTTTCATTAGCAAAATAACCTACACGGAAAATCATATCACCCTTACCATAACCACATGTATCTAAAGTGGTTGTAAACGTCTCACTACTACCTTCTGGACGTTCTTTGAAATTGACTTCTGGGTTAAATTCCCAGGCGCCTAATAATTTCAGATTATCCAGCGGTATTAAAAAGAGTAGCGATTTCTGCTGGTAATGGTAATCTAGCTTCTTGTTCAGCTGTACCATATAATATATCTTCTAATTTAGTTAATTTAGCTTTATCTACTTTTGTAGAATCTATTACTAAAGAAGCAGTTGGTTTTAATTGTGGAACGTCAACTGGTGTAGTTGTTAATTCCCAAGAGAATGTGATAGCTTCTGGACTATCATTTACAGTAGCATAAGCTTTCTCTGATGGAGCAGCTTTAGCACCATAAATAAGATGTATTTTATATCCTTTTTCTGGATCATCTGCATCTCCAACTTTTGTTTGATAACTCATACCAAACATTTTACGTTTTTGTTGTCCGGCAACAACACCTTCTACTACACTAGCTTCACCATTACATTCAGCAAATTCATCTGGATATGTATAAGCTTCTACAGTAGCTCCAAATTCTTCAGCTGATAAAAGATTTAAATATTTAATATTATCAGCATATAAAGGAGTAGCTTCAGCTCCTGATGGAGATTCTGTAACTCCTGTTAAACCATTCCATACAACACCTTTATCATAAGCTTTAGTTTGTGTATTGAATGGATATAGAACACCTTTGCTAACACCTGTTTCAAAGATTCTTTCATCTGTTTTATCCCATATTAATTTAGGCATAATTCATTTCCTCCTTTAATAAAATATTCTTATTATATCATGGTTTAAACCATCTGCCACATAATGCCTATCAAACTCTGAATAAGGTAATTCTAGAAGTTTTTTTATAACAGGATTATCTGGCTTTTTATCAATCACTACTAAATCATATACGCTCATCGATATATATTTAATATTATTAGCGTATATATCTTCTTCATCACTTTTAGAATATCTAATAGCTGGATATTCCATTTTTAAGTTTTCAGGAGGTTGATAATAAACATGGTTAGAACCTAATAAATCTTCTAGTTTAGTCTGAAGAGTTAGACGAGTTCGTTTTGTACTCATGATATATCCCTCCTAATGTTAATATTAAACGAGGGTACTGAACTTCGATATTAGTTATCTTCCATTTAGTACCCATCCATTCTATATATCTCATATGTTGAAAGTTTTCATTAGCATATGGGTCGGCTACAATACTAACAATATTATTAATAACAATATTTTCATTAATATGTCCGTCTTGTTGATATCGACTAGAATTTCTAGTTATATCACCATAGTACTCACGTTCAATAGCCTTTTCTTCCCAATAACCTGGTTCACTCTCAACGGTTTGGATGTAGCCTATTTTACCATAAAATTTTGCCATAGCTAATTATTCTCCTTTAATCGAGATTACCCTTGAGTGTCTGAACTTGATGCCCCTGCTTTCTTTAATACTATTGCTGAATATGGAACAGTTAATGCACCTGAACATCTTGTTTCCATTAAGTATTTCATTTGGTTATAGTCAATGTCAAAGTCATCAAACATATTTACAGATCCACCTTTATCAGCACCCATAGTATAGTCAGCCATATTTACTATAACACCAACTATATCTTTATATGCTTCTTGTTCCATTTCTGGTATAGTTACTATTTCTTTAACTCTTAAAGCTAATGCTAATTGAGCTAGAGATTCATATATTCTTCTACCATTTTGATCTTCAATTAATAGCATATCTGTTAAATAATCTTCTGTTGTAAAGAATGTTGGTGATCCAGATCCTTTATATTCTTTTCTAGATCTTATAGCTGCTCTAATTATACCTTTTGTAAAGCTATCATTATTAGAAGCACTATTATTAGCTTGTTTGTAATCTACTCCTTCTGTTATAGTATATTTTATTGTGAATGTGTCAACATCCTTTATAATTGGTATAATATTTTGTTCATTAATTTTATCATTATCAGATATATCTCTACCATCACCTAATAAAGCAGCTAATGCTAGTTCCTTATCTAATTCTTTTCTCATTTCTCTTTTTTGCCAAGCAACTACATCAAAATCTGTTATATCAATAACATCATCTCTATCGATTTCATTTTTAATATATACAGTTGTTGGTGTAACAATTCTGTTAAGAGCAGCCATTTGAATATTAGTTTTCTTATTTCCTTTAATATAACCTTTAGCTCTAGCTTGAGGTTCTGTCATTTTACCCATAGTCACTTTAACTCTTGAGAATGGAGTATGTTTAATAGTATTTATTATTTTTCCAACCCATGTTTGATCTTTTTCAATCATTATAGGTTCTTTATTTAATGCAGTAGCATCTGGGAATAATTTACCAATATCTGTGATATTATTTATAGCAGCGTGTTCAATAACGCTCTCTTTTAAAGATCCATATTTTTTAGCATCTTGAATTGCTGATGCTAATATTTCTGAGTGTTGTAACACTTCATCATTATTTTTATCATTATCAAAAACATTATGTTTCATATCTTCTTCTCCTTCATCATTATTATTTTCTGAATTATCTTCAGAATCATTATCTTTATTTTCAGAGTCATCCTCTGACTCATCCTTAGAATCATCTTCTGATTCATCTTCTGAATCGTCACTATGTTCCAAGGCTTGACCAACAATGGCATAAACAGCATTCTTTTGTTCTTCATTTAAAGTTTCGAACACTTCTTGTATAGTTTTTTCATTATTTTCATCTTTCTTTTCTTCGTCAACTTTTTTATTTTTGTCTTCCATGTCAGTTTCTCCTTTCTTATCAGATTCATCATCACTATGTTCGATAGTTTCTATATATTCATCGGTATATATTATACCTTCTTCTTCAGCTTCAGCATCTTCTCCATGAGATATTACTGTATCAATAAAAGCTCCTGGATTTGCTCCAGCTAATACAAGGCTAACTTCTCTAATACATCCATGCATAACATTATTCATGTGAGTTTTTAATCTATTAGCATATATAGATAACTTATCTACATCACCATTAGTAACTAAAGATTTAGCAGTTTGGCCAGATTCTGTGTTATTAAATTTACAGTACGCATAAACTCCTTCTTCTCTATTTTCTAATAGTGCATGACCAAGGACTTCGCTAGGATCATTATGTTGATGATTCCAAACTAATGGTACTTTTTGTCCATCATTTTGTTTAAAGGCGTCTTTTAGAATTGTTCTACCATCAGAACATTTAATATTGTTCTTTGTAGCCCATCCACCAAAATCGTAATCCTTATTCAACTGGATTTCCTCCTTCCTTGTTAATTTCTATACTATTATTATTTCCTTTATCTATTTCATCAGGCGAATGATTCAAATTACTATTTAACAACATATCTGCTTTAGGATCACTAGAAGGTTTTCTTCCAACAATCTGTCTAAACTCATTAGAAGTCATTATTTCATTTCTTGTAAACTTATCTGCTAATTCAGCAAGTTTTTCAGAAGGAATTAATTTAAATGGATCCCTAAAGAACATAATGGTCTGTTTTTGAGTTCTTGCAGTTTTTGTTAAAAATTTTCTTTTCATTTCATCTGTGAATGAAGAAATAATAGGTTCAATAGTACGCGAATAATAATTAATCATAGTTTGTTCGTCAGCTGTACCATCTAATATTGTTTGTGTTATACCTAACTGGCTATATAGCATACTCGTCAAATATTCCACTTGCTTTAATAGATTATTTTCAACCGCACGATTCAACTGTGTAATTTTTTCTGTACCATCGGTATAGGCAATTCCATATTTTGAACCAGACAACTGTCTTTCAATATCTTTTCTTCTTTCTTCAGCTTGAGCTTTTCTAGTTGGTGATTTAACAACATAAGGTAATTGTATTATTAAATCTAATTTTCCAGAACCAGATTGTTCATCAATAGTATCAAGAAGATTCAATTTTCTTATAAGACGTTGAAGAGTAGAGTTTGGTTCATTCATTATAGCATATAACGGATTTTCCACTATAGCAACAACAGATTTAGGCAAAGTTACTTCTTCTTTTAAACCTTTTCTATCATTATATAATTCTATAGTTACTGTATTTGGATACCAGGCCGTTACTTTTCCAGTTCTCATTGTAACTATATCATATGATTTAGTTGTAACTGGATTACCGATTGTATCAACTGGAACTAAAGCAACACAACCTTCATCAAATAAAGACATTACAGCATCTTGAAAAAAAGCTCTTGATGTTTGGTCAATATTAGCTTCTAAATTCAAACAATTATCTAATTTAGAATCTTTATATGAACTAAAACGATCATCTTGATCTAATTGACAATGTCTAATACTAATTGCTGCCACATCTAGTGCAATTCTATTAAATATTGCTGTAACTATTGATCTCTCATTTCCTCTAGATAGTCTTACTCTATCAGGTCTATAATAAGATCCACCATAACTACTATATCCGTTATTTGCGGAAGTAGGAGTTTTATTTTGGAATGCGTTCCAAGCATTTTTAAACCTAGAACCAATATTTAATTCCATAACTATTTACTCCTTTCTTTATTTATTCAAAAGCTTCTCGATTAAGTTTGTATGCTATATATGCATCCATCATAGCTGCAACAGCATCAATCTTTTGATCATATCTTTTCTTGTATAATTTTCTATTGCCATTAGTATCTTCTAAAGTAATACAATTACCCATAGCAAAAGTCATAAGTTCTTCATCAAAGAACAATAATCTATCCTCTGCTAATTTCTTTAACTCACCTAAAGGTACAGATTCTGTTTTAGCACCTTGTATAACTTTTTCAATACCAAATGGACCATTTTCTCTTTCCCATCTTTCAACAAAATCTTTTGCATTATATGGATCATAACCAAAACATCTTATATCATAATCTTTTTCTACAATATGATTATCTAAATCTTCATAAACTTCCATCATATCTAATACTGTTCCAGGCATAACAATTAAAGTACCTTCTTTAATAAATTCATCATACTTAACTCTCATGGCTGGTTGTAATTTCATAAGAGTATGTTCAGTAATATAATTTCTAGTTTTGATTCCGAACGCATTCTTTGAAAGCGGAAATAAGAATGTAAATGCACAAAAGTCATCACCTTGTGAAAGGTCTGCCCCAAGTGCACATGGCATTTGCCAATAATCACGTTTCCTATGTTTAAGAGTTTCTTCATATGTAAAGAAATATGTATAACCCTCCATAGGAATACCAAAACGTTTAGCTAATATATCATTTCTAGTAGATGGTGCTTTTTCAGCTCTATCTACATCAAGTTGATATGTTTCATAACTAACAGTTTTACCTAAATTAGGATTTGCTTTAAGCCACATATCCGGATCTGCAACCTCATCAATATTATCTAGTCTATACCACCAAATAGATACATGCGGATTAATATAATCACCTTTAAGGATATCCATTAATTCCATTTTAATAGTATCACCTGGTCCATTACGAACTGTTCCTTCAGAACTAACTGCAACAATTAAATAATCTTCATTTTTAGAAGCACCTTGTTCTAATGCACCTATAACATCTTCCCTAACATCTCCAGATAACCATTCATCAACAGTATTAATTCTACTATTTAAACCTTGAAGTTTATCTATAGTCATAGGTCTGATTTCACATAAAGAACCAGTTAAGAAATTTTCTATACCCTTTTTAGTTGATGCTAATTTTACTCTATTTACTTTAGATCCAGTAGTATTATTTATACTACCTTCAGTAAGAAACTGAAATAAAGGACCTTTAGAACGAGTTATAGCAGTTCTAATAGGAGATAGAACTTCCTCAGCCTGTTTCATTGTTGGTGCAGTATGTACTTGATGTGTTGTAGTTGTATCAACATTAAGAAAATAGTTCTGTATATATGACTCATATTGAGATTTAGCAGCTCCTCTGGCTATAATTAAATATTGTTTGTTTATAAGTCTTTTCTTTATACGTCTATTTTCATAATGACCTCCATGTCCATCTGTGGATGGCACATAAACACTTCTTTCAACAAAGTAATACCATCCAAATATTTGTTCAGCCCATAATTTGAATGAGTCAAGAAGTTTTAAATCACTACCATCAGTAAGTGTTAACTCTGACTCACAAAATTTTATGAACCCTTCAACAGCTTGATCATCATACCAAATTCCACGATTATCTATTAATGCATCAATACGATTCATTTCCATAGATATTGTTTCACATACTGGAATTTCACCTCTAATTACGGCATCACGAAACATGCCATAATATTTAGGTGTTGCTGTATTCGATAATGCCATAATTTATTCTCCTTATTTTTTCTTTTTCTTATAGTCGTCTATTTGTTTATAAACTAAACCATCAACAGTAATTTTACCTAAATCATTCTTTTTGACTGTCTGTTTATAAACTTTCTTAGTAGCTTTTTCACCTGCTGTAGCTTTTTTAACATCTTTCACTAATTGTTGTTTTACTTTTTTAGTATCTTTATTATTTGTAGATAAACTTTTAACCAGTTTATTACCTTGTTTAACTAATACACCGGTTAAAATTTTTTTACCAGCCGAAATCATGGAAGGGGCTATAACTTCTTTTTTAATTGTATTAATAAATTTTCTTCCTCTAGATATTTTTGGTTTTGGTTGTTGAGATGCTATAGCTTTTGCATAATTTTGCTCTAAATAAATTCTATTAATTTTCTGTTGTAATTCATAATCAGACATTTCACTAATAGTTTTTGGTTTTGGCTTTTCATTACCTTGAACTGATTTCTTTTTAACAATAAGTTTTTTACCAGTTACTTTAGCATATTTTTCTGCTAATTTATTAGCTCTTCTACGACCAGCAGGTGTTAAAGTACCATCTGGATTTTGGTAACGTCTAAAACCCCATCTTTGACCAGGAACTCCATAATGATAAAGTTCATCAGTATTTTGATATTGCCACATGGCTACACCTCCTCATCATCAAATTCAGATTCAACTCTAACATTTAAACGCCACTCCAATTCTTTAATTGATTCTTTGATAGCTTCAATTATTGCAGAATTAAGAGGGGGATCAAATAAAAGTTTTACTCTTAAATGAACATAAGATTTTGTAGCAGCTAATTTATTGGACTCAACAAATTCACTCCAAACAGCATTCTTATCTTCAATTTGAAAACCCTCGGTTCCAACACCTAATTGGTTGAGAGTCATAAGTACAGTATTTATATGCATAATAATATCTGTATCAAAATCAGTACAAGATTCTGTAATACCTAATAGTTTTTTGATGGAAGTTAGTATACTATTTTTAGGGTCCACAACTTCCTCATTTTTATTGACATTATTTTCTTCCATATTAAATACCTTTCTACTTAACAGTTATGAATTTTTTCATACAATAACCTTCAACACCCTCAGAAGTTTTTACTTTATAAAAGTAATCTGTTGAGTTATCTAGATCAATCACAACTTCAGATAATTTACTAATGATACATAATTCTTCAGAATCGACATTAGACTCCTTACGAACACGTAAATGTTCACAATTATCTACGAATCCAACTGTTTGTACAGCTTCTTCTACCTTTTGTGATTCTTCCACAATTTCTTGAGCTTGTTCTGCTTCTGCTTCAACAACATGATCCATAATTGGTTCTTGTTCAGCATCAGCTTCTACAGCTTCTGTCTCAGGAAAAATTTCTTCTAAATTTACATTCTCTTTCTTTTGAGAAAACTTAGAATAATTTTTGTTTTGTGACATGATAGACCTCCTTTCAATGCCTCCAAGGGCATGTATCATTTTTTGTTCTTATAATAGGACCTTTAGGTAATTGGTCCATATTACCATAATGAATAGCTTGATGAGTATCAAATGATGTACAGATAAGATACTCAGGATTTAGAAGATATTCTGTTTTGTCCAATATATCTTCCTTAGTTAATGGATTAATATGATGAATATAGATTCTACCAGGAATCTCTAACTCAGGAATTGCAAGATCACATCCACCATCTCTGGTAATAATATGATTTCGTATAGCTTTCCATTCGTTTGATTCATAGAATAATTGATTCAAATAACGATCAAATCCAAACGTGTCTTTACCGACCAGTCCATCCAATCTTAAGTATTCGAATCGTTCTTCAAAAGTTGGTAAACGTATTAATTCTGAATATGTTCTAATAATCTTCTGGTTCATCCTCTTCACCACCATGTCCACTATACTGTCGCATAGCAGATATTGCATTAGCATAAAGTTCCTCAATCTTTTTAGCAGATTGTAAAGATTCTGTTTTTGCAGAAATCAATTCTTTCTGCTTTTCAAGGATCTCTCTTTCAATACGTTCTTTTGTTGAACCTAACTTAAGATAATGAGTAATAACTTGTGAAGATGCTGTACCATCTCTAAGTTGTTGCTCTGCTAATTCTGTGGCTAGATAAATCAACTGATTCTCTCTCGCTTCCGGAGTTAGCGCTGGTCGAATACTTTTCTTTTTGTCTGAATTAGTAGTATTCTTTACTTTAGCCACAATAATATCTCCTTTCTATACACTTTTACAGTGCTTTCTAATATATTGGACACCCTTTAGAGTGACTTATAGGCAGACAATAATATATTTCCAGTTTAGAAAGGAGAATAAACATAGCATATCTCTCGCGAACAGGAGGTATTTTGACTTATTTTGACTTCCGGTAGTCAATCTCTTAAACCTATAAATCACTCTAAAAGGCATCCAGTTAAAAAATTTAGCCCGAGGGCTTTTTAGGGAGGTGATTCTAAAAATTACCCCCGGGGAAAATATAAAGACCGCCGCGATGAGTAAGGGGGTATGTCGTTAATCCGACCCCCCTCTAGTCTTTCTCACTACTTTGCGGTACAAATCTAAAGGATCAATCTCAATTAATCGATCAATTGCTCTTTCAATCTCTTCTTCTTCCTCATTTGGAGTCATATCATCGGTTACTTCAGCAAGTCTTGCAAGTTTATTACAAGTGTAATAACCTTTTTCAATGTCAAAGTCAAACCATTTGTCAAATTCATCAAAAGGATCAAAAGGATTGTCAATTGTTGTAATGTTAACTTGTTGACTTGGCATTTTATTTTCCTCCTTTCAAATACTTTGAAACTGTTGAAGAAGAAAGATTCATCTTTTCAGCGATTTCTTTAATTGTAAAGTTTGAATTCGCTAAAGCTTTCATTCTTGCAACTTGTGCATTTGTTGGCGATTTGCCAGCTTTTGGCATTGCTTTTTCTCTTAAAATGTCTGGATCTGAGTTATCTAGAATAATCTTTAATCTATTGTCAGATATAGCACCAGCTTGTATAGCTTCCCATTCTTTATCAGTTATCTTAATAGATCGAGCACTTCTTTTTATAGAACCAACTTCTTCTCTGTATTTAGTAATAGCTCTTTGTGATACCTTTCTTAAGTCTTCACCTTTTAATGAAGGATCAGCCTGTTGCTTTCTTTTAATCTCTGCAGCAGCTAGTCTAGTAGCTAATCTTTCTTTAGGTTTATTCTTTTTAGCCTCATTTAATTTAGCTTCTAAAGATGACACTTCTTTAGCATATATCTTAGCAGCATTCTTACTATATTCAAGATTACCGGTTCTAATTATTTCCATACGGGCTCTGTTTGCCAAAGCCTTCATACTATTTGCATAGTTAGCATATATTTGTTCCATAGGATGGCGCCTTACTGACATAAGGTCACGGGCATCTGTTACTTCATTCATCTCCGTACTCTTATCGGTACGCATATCCTTCTTATATCTGATTGTCCCACTCTTATTAGTAAAGTAAACTTCACCTGTTTTAGGATCCTTCCTCATGATAGGATTATATCGGTCATTGTCAGCCCTATTACTTACATCCCATGTAATACTCTTACCAGACTCTGTTATAAGGGTCTTCTTTCCAGTTTTCTTATCATACTTGCCTACTGCATAATATAGTTCACTATCTGGTGCATTAAAATATATCTTTGCTCCTTCTGGTTTACTAGGATCATACCATGATTTACCTTTTTGATTTATTCTAGCTTCACCTTTTCTTTTAGGAACATCCTTTTCTCTTTTAGCTCTTGATACAATTGTTGATGCACCACCATAACCAATAATATTACCATCTTTATCTTTCTTGATTTGGTATTTCTTTTTAAGAGCAGCAATATTATTGTCTCTATATGATTGTTGATAATCTAATTTATGTTTTTCAGCATCTATAACAACCATTGAATGTCGAACAGCTCTAGCTAATTCATCTTCATTCGCACCAAATAAAGTCATATCAGTAATAAGATTAGATATTTTTCCCATCTCTAAATTAGTTCTAGTCATTACCTTAAATTCTTTTCCATATCTATAATAATGTTTATTACCTTTACTATCTGTTTCAACTTTATCATATTGGTATTGTTTAGAATCAAAACCTTTAAGGCCTTTTAATTCATTAGATCTAGATACATGAACTCTTCCTCTTCTATCATCAGTTGGAATACACATAACAGTATCACCATCAAAGTCGGCACCTGATAATCTATCAGCTACTTTTTTACTAATACCTATAGCATCAATAGCATCAGTTGGTAATATCTTTCTAGCCGTAGGATTTTTATTATCTACAGTTAAGACAGGTATTTCAAATATACCACCATGTGGATATCTTATTAAAGCTAGCTTAGTACCATTTTCGTATCTTGGTGCATATACTTTATCCTCACCCATTGCATTAATAGGTATTATAACATGATATTTTTGACCTGGTAATGCAGCTGCTTTTAAATCATTAGCAGCACCATCACATTCATCTGCAAATTTCTGAAGATAATATTTCTTTATAGTAGGATTATTTAATGACATTATTTCCATAAAAGAAGCTTCTTTATTTACTTTAGCTAAATTCAATTGTTTAGCTGCCATATTCTTTGATTGTTTAGATAAAAATTGTGAAGGTAATCCATCTTTCCATTCAGTCCAATCTCCTTCACTAGCTCTTTTATTAATCAGTCCTAATCTTTTTTTACCATTCTTATCAGTATACCAATATTGTCCACCAATATCGGCATCTTTAATAGCTGAACCAAATGGATTATCAGGATCATTTTTTATTTCTTTTAAAACATCCAATTTCTTAGGACACTTTTCTCTAGTTTTATTAGTATTAAATACTAGATCATATCCATCTGGTATATCATCTGAATAGATAGCCATACCTTTTATATAGTGTGTATTATCAACCAATATTCTTATTTGAGAATATCGATCACCTTTTAAATCTAAATCTGGTACTCCTCTACGAAGTTCAATAACACCATCTTTATCAACACCTTTTATTCCATCTTTACCCACATCATCAGCATAACGAACTAACATTCTTCTTGAGTCCATACTTGTTGGATATGTAAATTTCTTTTCAAATGTTTGTCCACCATCTTTAGTAACATAATCTTTAATAGATTTTATCTTATCATATTCATATATTTCTTGTGGTGTCTTTCCATTTTTACCAACAATTTCAGGTGTTGTTAATACTTTAAGACGAGTCTTTTGATTTGGATTGGTTGGTTGAGGAACATTAGCACCATAAACATGATAACCTTGTTTCTCTAAAATATATAATGCAGTATTTAATTTTTCTCTAGATATGCCATTTAATACATCTACTTCTGCATCACCGCCAACATCAATCATTTTCTTTTTATCAACTTGTTCTTTTAAAAATTTAGCAGCATTCTGAGCTTGATATATTTTAGAATTTTCATCTACAGCTAACCAACCTCTTACAGTTGATTCATTAACACCCATCCTTCTTGCTATTTCAGAAGGACCATGTTTACTATCTTTTAATCTTTTAGCTTGAGCTACTAAATCTTGTTGAATTGAATTAAGAGCTATAGTTTTTAAAGTTCTATATTCAGTACTATTAATTCCAAATTCTTTCTCAATATTAGATGGTGTCTCTTTCCAACCACTATTTCTTAATTTTTCTATTCTTTCTAAAAATGTAGTTGGTGTTCCTTGATCAGGGTCTTCACCTGAACCCCATGGAAAACGACCAGAATGTGGCACCATACCAACATGTGGCGTACCATAATGTTCAATGAATTCTTCATTACTCATTTTTCCTGAACCATAATACGATTTCATTTCTTCCACTAATGGATTCACGGTTAAACCCCCCTTTCAATTTTTTCTAACATTTTATTTACATGTACAATTTTATCCATAATTGGTAATATATCTTCTGCTGTGGGTTCATGAACTAATATTTCATCATTCTGATAAATTCTTAGCTCCATACGAATATCACCTGGTTTAATTTTGTACTCTAAACAAAATAATGCAGCATATATTTCTAGCTGCTCCATATGTACAGGTCTTCTACCTGTTTTTAAATCGTGGATTCTCAAAAAGTTATTTCTGAAACTAATAGCATCCGCTGTTCCAAAAAAATTTTCTGAATAAAACAATACAACTTCTGTGCTCATATTAAACCCTATTGCATCATTCACATAAGAATAGATAGTTTTTTTAGAGCGTGATTGTTTTATGCCAAGATCAATTGTTTGTTTAGCCCATTCATGTAATCTAGTACCCATTTCTGCAGCTTGTAAATTATTATACACTTCTACAATTTTATCATCACTGTATCTTAACCAGCTAGACTTACTAGCACCAAATGGAGCATGCAAACCTTCTAAGTTAGTATGTTTGTTAAAAAACATTTTTGTAACCTCCTTGGTTTATTCTCTTAAAAAAATTTTTGTAAATCATTTAAAACTTCATCTTTATTTTCAGGATATATAAATCTTGAAAAAGACATCTTGTTCATTTTATCTACGTAATAATCTTGATTGGGTCTATGTGTAGCTTTAGAATATCTTTTGTTCTCTAAAGTGGCCCATTTATTTTTATAGAGAATAAGAAGATCAGGTATACCTTGAATATCGCCTGAATCCAATTTTGTTACTATACATCCTGGAAACATTTCTTTCAATTCTTTTTTAAGATTTAACTGAAACTGGTTTTCTCTTTGCATAATAAACCCCCTTTAAAATATTTATGCTATGTTTAAAAAATAAAAAGAGTATGAAATGTGGCGCTTCATCTATTACCACTTAATACTCTCTTTCTCTCTCATAAAAGGCCATGTTTCTGTCGCGAATTTTTAATGTTGATTATTTTGTACATTAGGAACATTCTTTTCAAATTTTATTTCTATACTGCCATCTAATTGATCTTTCTTTTTTATAGTTGTCAAATATAAATCTCCTAATCTACTACTTAAACTTCCTATTGATCCTGCTATCGCAAAAGCTGCTGAAGCAAATATCAATACTCTAAACCACTCAATACCGTTACTAATACAATTTATTGATGCTATTAATAATATTATAGATATAATACTAAACATTCTTTTTTTCCTCCTTTAAATATTTTTTTAATATATATGGTATAAATAATAATTGATCTGCTGTTATTTCTAATATAGTCAATATCTTATTTAAAATATAAGCATTTGGTGTGACCTTACCTTTAATATATCTATTAAGGGCCGGTTGTTGAATTCCTAACATTTGAGCAAAGTCAGTTTCAGTTATATATTTTCTTTGTAACAAATCATGCAAACGTCTGCCAAATTCAAATCGCCATTCTTCTTCAGTAAGATTAGGTGTATTATATCGAATAATTCTATACATGTTTATAAAAGTATCATAAATATACATGGTACCATCTGTAAATATAATTAATACATCATAATCACTAACCCAGCATAAAGTTTTTACATCTTCACGCTTGGAATTTAATCTACAAGTATTTACATACGGCCATAATAAATCTGAATTATCATCAATTTTCGACATATAAATTCTCCTTTCTAAACTATTTTTTAATTATAACATATTTGTTATAATTTTTTGCTCAAAAATGCATTTTGGCCAAATGCCCACTTTTTTTTGTAAACTTTCTTTAATTTTTTAACTTTATAACATATTTGTTATAAAATCAATTTTTTTAAATAATAATAGGTTTTTTAAAATATTTGGCCACAGAGCCCTCAAACCCTGCAGCCTCTAGGGATACAGCCTGCCCACTTTTATTTTTCTGCCCACTTTGTTTTTGGCCTTATAACATATTTGTTATAATTTGAAAATCGTCTGCCCACTTTTCTGCCCACTTTTTTGGCCATTTTGCCCACTTTTTTGGACGGATTTGGCCACAAAATTTATAACATATTTGTTATAACATTTTTACCTAAATTTCCAATTTTTTCCATTATTTTAAATATTTTTTATGTTTATCCTCTAAATCTGACATCCAATCTAATAGCTCGTCCGCAGCCAATGCTACACAATATCTTTCTCCATCTTCAGCCAAACCACCAGGACCTTTTTCTTCTAAATACTTTCCAATTTTATGTCGTAATTCTTCCCAACAATTATAATAATCTACAATCGCTAAACGACCGTTGTTTATTATTATCAAATTTAATTGTTCTAGTTTCCATAGAATCCTC